ATGGCTCCCGGATACATAACCGACGAAGAAACTACGCTAGTTAAACGATACATATTACTACCGATGATCCTGACGGTATTTGAACGCGATAGTAAACTGATCGCGTCAGCGGTCAAATCACCGGATATTTATACGGGCATAATTACGCAAGCGGCCGATCGGGTAACGAAGGATCTAACGGAGATTCGGCGGCAGTTTAGGCGGCGCGGCATTAAAGTGTACGAGGTTGAGCGCGGACCAAAGGACGTAACGGCGCGATTTATTTGTCGCGGGTATACCGGAGAAAGCGGAATGATGTGGGAATTTTTATCTGCGGAGGCCGGGAAGCTGATGCGTGAGTATCTAAGCGGCCAGTTCCTTGTGAAGAGTTAATTTCATATAGAATTCCTTGGGGATATTTGGTAGATTAGTTGTATAAATAGTTCAGGAGGATCATATATGTCTAAACTCCATCAAAAACTTATAGAACGAGTTAATAAAAAAGATATACTTGACTGGGCTGAGGGCGTTAACGGTCTGCTGGCGGTTACGGAGAGCGTAGTCTATTTATTACGTGGAAAACTCCTTGACCGTAAGTCATTTAAAACTTATACGATTAAAAGTATCTCATCAATCCAAACAAAGAAGCCAAACCTTCTAACTCGTGGGCACTTTCAAATAATTGCCTCCGGGGTCGGCGACCGTACCAAAAGATACAGCACTGCTTTTGATTATGCGCAAGATGAGAATACAGTAATGATAAGCGACAACTTCGATCACTTTTTAAGACTTGAGCAGCTTATTTATAAATTGCAAAACAGCCCTGCGCCAGCTCCAAGCCACCAGCAACAATCCGCCCAGCATGTAAGTACCCAGCCCTCGGACGATGTCTTTACAAAGATCGAGAAGCTCAGCGAGTTACGAAACAAACAGTTAATCACGGACGAAGAATACGAAGCGAAACGCAAAGAACTACTCGCGCAAATATAAACGAAGAAAAGCGCCCACCCACGGAATCCTATCCGCAAGTGAGCGCTATTTTTATTCGTCTTTATTTCCGCCTCCGTCCGCTAACCCCTCCGCCAGCATATACGCAACGCACGAGCCGACCGCGCCGATAATCCCGGTAATATGCAGGACTTCGTTCTCACCTGCGCCGGTTGCCGTCAGTACCGACGTTACCAACGCGATCAGTAGCGCCCAAAACTTCCGACTCGCTAATTTCCGCTTCCACATAATTACGCACCCTCCTTCGTAATCGTTACCATCTTCGTCTTCGCGTCATAGGCTACGTTGGCGCCTAGCGCCTCGGCTACGGCCCGGACCGGTATATACGTCACACCGCAATCCACTATGCCCTCCGCGATCTTCTTCCCGTTCACTTTCACCGCTACAATCTCGTCCTTTTTCACGTCACTGCCTCCGTTCTTTAATCTCGCAAGTTCTGCGGCCACCGCGGGTATAAACGTACTCTGTGCGGCCGCCTTCGTATTGCCTGCGCCCCAAAAGTTCGTACCGGGACACGTTTTGCTCGATTTGCCCGCGCTATAATCACCGAGCCAGGTCCCATCCGCTGTATACCACGCATGATAAACGATTGTGTTGACGCTTGGAGTGAGTCCGAGTTTTTCGCACAAGCACGCGTAAAGGTGAACGATCGTCTCGCGTTGGGCCGGTGTCATCGTATCGCCGCCCTTATCAAAGTTGCCGACGTTCTCGATGCAAAGTGCGCCGGTGTTTGCGCCTCTAATGCCGGCCGGCGTTGCGTTAAGATCACGGTCGAGGCTAATCGCGATCTTACCGTCTTCAAACGTTGTGATATTCTGGCCGGTGCCGGACCATCCTTCGCTGAGATGATAGTTCCGCATTCCTTCGAGACACGCGAAATGGTCCTGCTGTGCGACTCCGTTAACCATTCGTCGCGTCACGTAATTAGGCGAGGCCGTGTGGTGAACCTGCATCTTCGTAATCGTTCGCGTGATCTTCTGCCCCGCCAGCCATCCGCGGAACTCCGACTTGTCCATAAGCAGGAAGTTGCCCTTTTTCTGCATTCTTTCGTCAATCCTTTCCGTGTGGGAATCGGTCTTTCATCTCGCGGAGCTCCCCGATAATCACGTCGTACTTCTCCGAAAATTTATCGAGCAGGTCCTGCAGGCGGCCCTCGCGTTCTTTATTCGCGCGCATGACGTAAATAAGAAGCCAAACGAAGAGAATAGCGAAAGGTCCCTGCGTTAGAAAGTACTTAAGTACGTCCATTTCCGCCATCGGCCGGTTCCTCCTCCGTTACTTCCGCCTCTTCTAGTGCAGCCAGCGCGACCACGATTTCGTCGTCAATCCGGCGCAGGATCTCGGCGCGTTCTTCCACGCTTGGAATCGCAGACAGGACAGCGCTAATAACTGAGGTCAACTCAGCGGACGGGTGCGCCAGGTCTACGGTACATTCGAGTAATTGGCGTAATTTCATACGTGTCCCCTTTCGTCACAATAAAAAAGAGCGCAGCCATTACGGCCACGCCCTGCGTTTAGTTATTCGATTATTTAGCGGATAATTGCGCTTTGAGTGCGTCGATCTTCGCCTTTGACTCTGAAATTTTCGCTTTTAAAGAACTCGCGTAGTCTTGGCGATCCTTAATCTTATCCTGTAGAATTTTGATTCCTTCCCTATATGCCTGAGTATCTTCAGGTTTTGCTTGTTGAGCAGTTAGTCTCTCTTGAAGGGGCTTAATCTCTGATTCCTCAGTGTATGCTAGGTCTTTTTCATAGCCGCGAATATCGTTTTCCAAAGTTGTAATCTGTCCTAAAGTTGCGGTATCTTCTGGACTGTAGGCCCTGTCTTTACTAGCTTCAACCTCACCCATAGTTATTGTTTTCCCCTTTACAACTAGCGGAATACCCGCTGCGTCTGAGGTTGCACGAACCGGTACATATGCCTTGTCTCCAATTAAAGCAGCGTCTCCAATCTTCTTCCCATTTTTAATTACTTCATATGTAGCACCCACCTTCATTCCTATTAATCCCTTAATGGAATCGGCAAATACGGATGTTCCTGCGAATAACATAGCGCCTACAACCACGCCGGCAACAAACTTCTTCATTCAGACAGCCCCCTTATACTTGTTATATCTATTATCGTCTGAACTGGAAGAAAGTTTCAATAGATTTACGCTAAATTGAATGTTGATGGGTGAAGCCGTCGTAGGCGTTCCATGTGTATACTGTCCCGTCTATTGCTTTAAACTGCGCGCCGTCACGGATTCCGTGGTTATGGGCTCCTGCAGTTGTTGGTTGGGTGGACGCCCCTTTGTCAACTTTTCCGCTAAGTAGCAGTCGTAAATCTTTCACCGAATCAATCGTAAGCCCGACCGGACTCGCATTCGAGAAGTCCACCGTACCCTGAAACTGAACGGTACCGCCCGATAGCGCCGCGATCAACATACTCCCGTAGGAATAAAGCTGCATCCCGGAGTCCGATCCGTTAATTGTTCCGGAGCCGCCCCCGCTTGAAGTCGCGAAGGAAATAGCGCTCATACCGTATGAATCGTTCGTGTTAATCGAGATGCGTTGCCGACCGCCTGAATCGTAAGTCCGCCAACCTCTCGCGTCAATTTCCACTCGGGCCCCACTCGTAGACGTCCGCAGCAACGCACCAGTTATCGTCCCGCCTGTTATTTCGCCGACCGCCGTTATATTTCCGGAAAAATATCCGTCCTTCCACGTCGATGCGCTCAGATTAGACGTATTGATCTGCGCGGAGTTAGCCGTTAGCTTGTTCGCAGTCAAGTTGCCCGCCATATCCACCCGGAACGGAGCGCTGTTAAAGTTCGCATGGCCGGCCGCAATCCCGTTCGTATTAATCTGCGTGACGTTATTGCCGCTACCGATCAGCAACGACACAAAGGAACCGAGCTGGCCGACGATTGTTTCCGCTACTACTCCGCGAGCCGTGATCGCAGTCCTTGCGGTGGCCCCTCCGTCCGTAGATAGCGTAATTCCATTCGATGTGAGCACGACTTGATTCCGCGCGTCCGTCTTGTCCTGCAGGAGGATTCCGCGAATATCGTACTTAACCTCAGTCTTCGAGTTGTTGACGTCAATAACCGCTTGTTTGGCGTATTCCTCGAACGCCTCTGCCCGTATCCGGCCACCGCTCAACAAGTCTGTGAATGTCCGCTTGGCCTTATCGAGATCCGCAATGATCTGCGCGTAATCCCGACGCATGATGTTTGCGACCGTGACCTGCGAGTGCTTATCGGTCTCGAACGGGTATTCCGTGAGCTCGGTAATTCGCGCGCTAATGTTCGTTAAGCCGAGTTCCGGGTCAACGAGCGTTACGGTATCGCCGAGGCCCGGCTTCGGCTCCGTTCCGTCGATCTTAAACAAGTCCGCAGCGTTAACGGATACTTCAAGCGCAGGGATTTCCCGCTCAGCCAACGCCTTCCGGGCCGCGACAACAAGCTTTGCCGGGTCCGTAATATCCTGCGCGATTAACTCGTCGTCATAGAACGGGACACTGTCGCTCGTCCAGGTCTCTGCGTATTGAGACACGAGGTAATTAACCGCCAGTTTCCCGTTAACAATAGCGCCGGGTATCGCAGAGAGTCGCGCCTGTTCCTCTGCGTTCAATATCGACGCAGGCTGTCCGATCCATGTACGGCCGTCCTTCATCTGCGCAAATAGGCGTGTGCATAACGAGCCGCCATCGTCCGAAAACGAAGTCGATACGATATTTTTACCGATCCGGTACTGTAAGTCGGACGCTGGGTTTCCGATCTTCTTGCGCAGATGAATCGTAAAGTTGTCCGCCTCGACCTCCGCGCCATACATCGCCACAACGTCGTTTAGCGCCTGCAGGCAGTTGCCCCGTCCGAAGTCCTTAACGTCAACGAGATCGAACGTATCATCTACGGAAATTGTAAAGCGCCCACCCGTTGCCGTCTGGATGAGCGCTGTTAGTTGCGATATGTGAATCCCGTAGCCCTCAGCCATGTACGATGCGTACGGGAATTTATAATCCGTTAGTTTGAACATAACGTGAGTACAAGTGATTTGTGCGATTAGCTTCCGCCCGTCGCGCGTTCGTTGGCGTGAGTTGATGACGTAGTATTGGCCGCGCTCGTCCATCACATGGCCCTTTAACGGCAGCTTTTCACGAAAGTCAGCGGACGTCATCGGGACCGAGAAAGTAAGCGAATAGTCCGCGTTAATCCGGCGCGTCCGCTGGATGTCGTAAGCTTGCGTTAGGATGCCGATGCGTTTGCGGTACCTGTCGTACGATTGTAAATACTTCAATCTGCGGCCTCCTCTCCGTTAGTATAAGTATTTATCGCGGTAGGAAATCCGGATAAGAATGTCGCGTCCGGTTTCCGGGTCCGTGTACGTGAGTTCGTTATTGCCGAGGTTGAGATCGAAGAAGTCGCCCGCCAAAAGTGATAACGCATTTACGCCGTTTTGTGTGATCGTCATTTTACCGGAGTCTATAACGATCTTATCCCCCGGCTTGAACGGTCCGGTAAACGTAATCTCATCCACATGGTACCGGCTGCCGTTAGCCTTAAGCGTCCCTATACCGTGTAATACAGCGCTTTGCATTCGTTCCCGAATAAAAGACACGCTCATACTGGACTCCGCGTCCATACGGGCAGCAAAGACTATTTCGCGTACAAAATCCGCCGACAGAGACCCTTCGCCTTCTAACCGGGCTGATCCGGTCATGTCCACGTTGGCCGCTGCGGTCATGCCGCCTGATCCGTGGAGCGTTGCACTGCCGTAGACAAATACAGTAAGCGGTCGATTATAGGTTAGGCGGTTAAATGGAGATGCACGGTTAAACATACGCTAACCTCCCCGTTCTTAAATGCCCTCAGTGTGTTCCAGGATATAGTCCTCTACAGCTTGGCGATAGTCTTGATTTGTAATATCGTCCAGCACATACACCTTGCTTGTCTTAGGATTGAGTCCGCCTGTCATAATCCGTTCAGCCGCAATACGTACAACTACTTGGTTTACCATTACAAAATCCCTCCCGTAGATTGGTCTGCTAAGATCAATAGCTGGTCTTCTAAATTTTTAATCTGCTGCTGTTCTGGCGTGGGTGGTGTTTCAATAGCTTCTAACACTGGGCGTTTTGTTACTGGGTCGATGCTTACAATACGTTGCTTGGTCAAGTCGATAGCACCATATTCAAGATCAACATAGTTCAATTCTGTGATTTCTTTTCTTGGCAACACATCCCCTTGCATCTCGCCAGTTTGATAGATGATTTCGCCCTTTTGGTCGTAAAATATTCGGTTACCTATTTGCACAAAATCCCCTCCTATTCTATTGCCATCCATTCGTATGGAACGTTTATTCCTAGAACACGTAGAGTAAACCCCCCACTTCTTATATCGGCTTGAGACTGCCCCGCATTGCCTCCGACTCGGATGCCCTCGGACAAGGTGCCTCTGGAACTTAAAAATCTATATGTGAATTGAGTACGATCTCCATCAGCTCGAACCGCAAGTACTGTGGACGGCGTGAAACTTAAACCTGACACTGTTAAGTCATAACTTGAACCATAATTTGTTGACCCTAAATCTATGGAACCTCTATTAACGGTACCCGAATTAGTTGAGCCTGATGCCGACTTTTTACCAGCACTTATTTGCCCGATCTTTGTCGCCAACTGTGCAAATGTATCGCTCCCTGAAGCAGGTACCTCTTTGCCAGTAATAGCGGAAGCGATCGCAGTTTTCCCATTACTGACATTTGTAAAAAGCAATGCATTACTAGCTACGTCATTCCACGGCGCTGGCGTTGCCCCCATATTAAGCATGATTCGGTTGAAACACTTAGCCACGGCAGGGAGGCCAGCGGATACATACATCCTTACAACAATAGAACTTACCCCTGAAGGCACTGTGAATGTGGCGCTCTTACTATGCCAGCCCGAATTTGCTTGCGCAGTAACTTTGGCTAAAGTGGTCGTTACTGGGTTGTCTGCCACCTGTAGGAAGATTTCTCCGCCTGTAGCCCCAAAAGTAAAAAAGTCCGCTGAAATGCTATATTGTACACCCGACTCTACAACTATAGGGTCACTTTGAGCGTATTCGGCTATAGTCGTAGGTTGCCCGTGAATAAAAAAGGAGGGCGAGTTGGTGCCCTTATTAGCTACGCTGAATTTCCCAGCTACGTTAGGAATCCAACCGCTAAGACCCAGTTGCCCTGTGGAATTCGGCAGGATATTACCAATTGCTGCTTGGGTATCACTGTATGCTTTAGCGTTTGATTCCGCAGTATTTGCCTTTGTGGTTGCATCTGTGGCCGCTGCGGTTATTGCCGCTGTCTTGGCTGCGTCTGCCTTAGCCTGCGCGCCCGTTGGAGTCTCTGCGCCATCAGCCTTCGTTTGTGCCGCCATTACTCGAGTATCCAAATCCGCAAGATTATCCCGTACTGTATCGTGATCGTACGCCGTAAAATATCTCGCCAGCTTGGTTCCCTGCGTCCACGCCTTCGCTGTCCCTTGAAAACCCCGCGTTACCCCCGTTAGATTACTGCCGCTAATTCCTGTATAAAGGATCGTCTCCGCCGTTTCGTCCGTACCGACCGTGAGCAAGTTAGGAGCTGCCGGAAGGACCGAGATATCCAATACGGGTATAGTCGTCTGTGTTGCGTCTATCGGCGCGGATAGCTCCGTCTGTTTACTGTTTACCGCTGCCGGGTACATTGGTTTTTGTGCCATCTAATTGCCTCCTTAACTCAGTGTCAATACAGCGGAGTTTGCCAGCATCTTAAATCGGTCATTTGTAAGGATGCTTCGCGGGCTGTCCAACGGTCCGTAATATAGCAAGTTCCCGCCCGTAGCCGCGTCCCGTATGCCCATGTGTGTCACTGTGCCCCAATCTGCGGTAGCAACCGGGAACTGAATATCTGCGCTGTTCTTAATCGTCTGCCTTCCGCTCTCAACCGTAGGAGCCGCGAATGTTAACGTCTGCCGCGCATATGCCCCACCTGTAACTTCCCGGCCCGTGTCGGCTGCCGTGGGATTGGACGTGTATAGCGCCATATATACGGTATCCGGTTTAACATATTCAATGCCGCGAAACGTCTCGTTGAGTAATGCCTTGGCGAGATAGTTGGATACGTTCATTTAGTTCACCCTTCCAGTAAATATTCATTTTTTATCGCAAATCGTCGGACTGTACTCGCCCCGGTGTTCGTCAGCGTAATAACCGGCTGCGCCCGCACATCCGCCGCAGACTCAACGCTAATCACTTGCGGTGATTGCGTAATAGTTAGTTCCGTAACACGCTCCGGACCGGTCGGCCACGGATCGTTCATGCGCAAGCTGACGTTGACAAGCCGCGAACCTATCTGCGAATCTAGCGCCAATGTCCCCGCATAACACGCGCGATAATACTTGCCGGGCATATCCGAAAACTCTAGCGTCATCTCCGATCGATTAGCGTTAAATAAACGGGCGAGCCGGGCCAACGTGCGGTGAAACTCCGCCGGTCCCGCCGTAATTTCTAACGTCAGCTCAATCGGCCGACTACCGTAGGAACCGCCGAAATCGACTACGCCGTCCACTCCCGCGAGCCGCACCGTGTTCTCTTCTTCGCCGGGCAAAATAGGAAGACGCCTCTCAAAAAGAGAAGCGCCTAATGTCGATATCCATGTTCCGTTTACGCACACGTCGTAAATCATAGTTTCACCCCTTGCGCCTGTATCCGGGCAGCTACCCGTTCGCGCTCGCTATAAAGCGTTTCGATATCGGCCTTATCGGTCAGCGCCACGTCATTCACGCTCATATCGATATGGTTAACGATAGACTGCGCCGGTGTAGTTGTAGACGGGGCTAACGATGGACCGCCGCTTAAAGTCGCCCATAGCGTTGCTTGTTGCTGCGGATTAAGTACGATCTCGCCCGCATGAGCGATGACCGGAACGGCTGCTCCGCGCTGTCCCTGTACGATACCCCCTGCGCTAAATGACTGCAGCTTACCGGTGTCTTGCGTGATCCCGTATTGCTTACGGATAGCCTCGTTGCGAGCCGCCAGCCGCGCCATTTCCGCCGAGTCTCCCCGCGCTTTGGCCGCTGTCCACGCGTCCTTATTTGCGTTATACTCCGCCAGGTCATCGGCGCGAGATGTGTCCGCTTTGGTTGCCGCAATTGTCGCCATCTTCGCGTTGTATTGCGACACAAACGTATCAAGCTCTGCGAGTATCTGAGCGTTAGCTGTTGCGCTTTGATTAACGCGGAACGTAGAGATAGCGGCCTCGATCGTTTTAATGTCTCCGGAATAGCTTTCGAAGGCTTGCGCCAACGATTCGTACTGAGCGGCCGTCGCGTCCTTCTCCGCATCAAACGCCTTCGATTTCGTGTCTTTTTCATCCTGAAGCGCATCCTTTTGCGATTCGAGTTCGCGTTTACGGAGATCGCGGGCATGTTCGAGCTTCATACGCTCGATTTCTTTCAGCGTGTCTTCTCGCTCCTGGATGCCTTCCGGACCGACGGCGGAGGAAAGTAAATCGGCGCGTGCTTGTTTCTCGGCGAGCTGCGTCTCGTAATCGGCATCGATATTTAGCTCCGCTTCCTTCGCTATCTGCTCCTCGATCGCCCTGATCTTCGCGTCTTGGGCGTCAATGAACGCCTTTTTGCGTTCCTCAATCGCATCCAAATCCGCTTTCTTAGCGCGATCAATCGCAGCCTTTTCCTTCTTAACGAGATCCTCCGCCAGCTTCGTAGATTTCTCCGTAAGGTCCTTTCGGCCCTTATACATTTCGTCGTCCGCACGTTTATAGAGTTCGGAGTCCTTCGTATAGCGATTGCGGACCCGCGTCCACGCTTCTAGCTTCATTTGCGCAATTTCCTGTTCAGACTTGCCGGCGTCCTGCATCCGGCGTTCTTCAGCGTCGATCCAGTCGGATGAGGCGTCGTACTGGCGTTTCGCTTCGTTATTCTGAGCGTTGGCCAGGTCTTTGCGGGCCTTGTACACTTCTTCGTCCGCCTGCTTATATTCGTCCGAGTCTTTCTTATAGCGCTTAAGAACGCGAGTCCACGCGTCAAGTCGAGCTTGAGCCATCTCTACGTCAGACTTGCCGGCCTCTTCCATACGGCGCTGATCCTTCGCGATCCATTCCGCAGAGAAATCGTACCTAGCCTTTGCGCTATCCTCCGCGAGCCGCTTGAGCTGCAGATTCATCGTACGCTCATCTTCGAGGTGCGTGGCTAAGTACGCCTTATGCGCAGCCTGTACCTTTTTGTACGCAGCAATTTGTTGATCCGCAGACCAATCGTACATTTCCGCCTTGTAACGAACTGTTGCGATATCTGCGTCGTACGCTTTCTTTGCGGCTTCCTCCGCCAGTTCTGCCGCGGACTTTCCGGCCTTCGGTTTCTTCTCCTTCCCCGTTTTCGCTTTTTTAGGCGTTGAGAGATCGACGCCCTTGCCGGTCTTTATGTTGCCGAAATTCCCCGAGGAAAGGCTGTCCTTTTTCCGTTTTAACTCTTGCTCAGTCTGCTCCAGAACAAGCAACTGGTCATAGGCTTCCTGATTCCCTTTTTCGGTAGACTTCTTCATCCCCTCATACCGCGCGTTTAAAAAAGCCTTATCCGAACCACTCATGTATTGAGCAAGACCTCCGCTTGTTGCCGGCGTACTTTTCTGTGGACCGGGTTTTGCAGATTCGACCGCACGGATGGCACTTAATAAAGCCGCATAGTTTTTTATCTGTGCCTCAACTGCGGCTCTTTGCGCTTCCGTAGTTTTAATGAGGTTATCAATATACGTCTGCATACTCGACGCCGAGTTCGTAACAAAGTCGCGGTCGGCCTTAATTTGTTGTCCGATAGTGTCGACGTTTTGGATACGCATCCGATTCGTAGCGTCGAGTTTCTGAATTAAGTCCGGATACTGTTTACGTAGCTGTTCAACAATGCCCGCGAGTTCTTGTTCCTGCGCGGCATTAAGAGATTGTGCGGAGGACAGGTCCTTGTAGCGCGCAAAAAGCGCCTCCATAGACTTAACCTTTTCGTTTTTAGCAGCCAGGTCCGCGATTTCGGCGTTTTTCATTTCCAATAAGGCCGGCACGGATTGGTCAACGGTGTCCTTCATTTCTTTTAGTTTCTCTTTGGCTTGGTCAACGCCATCGTAACCCATTGTCCGAAGCTTATCGTCCATCTCTTCTAGTGCATCGTTGATGTCCATTGCCTCAGATAGCATCGCCGGGCTACCTTCCCCACGCTCCCCTGCCGCTTTAATTTGCGCCAATCGGTTCTCCAACTTAGCGCGTTCATTAAGGACACCGTTAAGCTCATCGCTCTTCTGCCGGAGGTTTTCCAAATCTGCCACCGAGTTTTTTAGAGGTGATTTATTCAACGTCTCGTTTAGAGACTGTTGTGCTTCGTCGTGTTTCTTTGTTGCCTCCGCCGCCTCGTTGTTGCTGGAAATGAGTGCTGTTATGCCCGCTGTAACTGCACCGACAGCTAATGCGACCGCACCCAATATCGGAAAGCTAACGTTTAGGGCGTTGAATGCGATGGTAAGCGCCCCAACTGCCGCTACAAGTCCGAGCACGCCTGCGGTAGCCATACCAAACGCAACTATCGCGGACTGCAATGGTGCACTAAGATTCGTAAATCCCGTTAGCAAATTCGTAATAAACTCAGCGACCGATCGAATAGCTGGCGCAAGCTTATCGCCAACTGTGATACCGACGGACTCTAGCGCCGAGGACAAGTTATCCGTTGCGCCCTTGAGCGTGTCCATTTGCGTACCGGCCACCCGCTCTGCCGTTCCGCCCGCGTTTCGTAGGGATGCCGTATAGTTGTCGAGAGTGGTCTTGCCGTTATTGATTAGCGTAATAAACCCCGAGGCTGCTTCGCGTCCGACTAGCGTTGCGGCTACGTCTGCCTGCTGAGCCTGCGTAAGTCTTCCGTATGCTTTTTGGAGATCACCAACGATCGTGCTGAGTGGTTTAATGTTGCCCGCGCTGTCCTTAATACTAATGCCGAGCTTATCCATATAAGCCGCCGCTTCTTTGGACGGAGAGGCAAGCGCGAGTAAGATAGCGCGAAGTTGTGTCCCGGCCATTTCGCCTTTAATACCGGCGTTACTGAGTTCGCCGACAGCTGCGGTGGCTTCTTCGATACTTACGCCCATATTCGCTGCAACAGGCGCGACATATTTCATGGCATATCCCAGGTCCGTAACGCCCGAATTCGTGTCGATGCTCGACTTTGCAAGCACGTCTACTACTCGTGAGGTTTCCGTTGCGGCGAGTCCGAATCCGCGCAATATACTCGACGCAATGTCCGCAGTCGTTGCGAGGTCTACTTGTCCCGCTGCTGCCAACGATAGTACTCCGGGCATAGCCGCGAGAATCTCGTTCGTTTTAAATCCCAATTGTTACACTAAGGCTCTTTATCCTTAGCTCTCCGGATTTCTCCGGAGTATCGGACTATATCTTCACCCGCGTAAATAACGTTAGGGTGCTCAGCGCTCGTGGGCGTTTCCCCATGCCAAAGAGGTTTAGGGTAATCCGCCTAGTCTCTACACCTTCCTGTAGTTTCCTAGCAGGCTTGGCTCGGTATTAGCGTTCCTTCCAACGCAAAGAGAGTGCTGACGTCCCCGCCGCACTCTCTGAAAAATTCTATAAGTTGATCGAGATTATTTTTAGTGTATCCGAAGGTATCGTGGAATTTTTTATGGCAGTCAACGCACATCGTTACCCCATTATACACACTTAACCTTAAGTGTGGATGTTCTGAATAATTAAAAATATGATGTGCTGTTAAGTTTCCGCCCCTAGCGTCTCCACAACAAGTACACGTATAAGAGTCCCTGAGAAACACATCACCCCTCCACAGTAAATACTCAGGAAATTTCCGTTTTGAAATACGCTCCTCATCCGTGATATCGGGGTTATAGCAGGGGTGGTTTTTACCACTATAAATCATAGAGGCATGCGCATCCTTGCACATCATTGAGCAGTAGATGTTCTTTTTACCCGCTAATTGAGAAGGAGTCCTCTCTACTACTTTCCCGCAATAATCGCAGGCACGGGAGATTCTTATCTTGGGTGTGTTAGGAGTACGAACAAGGGATTCGATTCGGCAAGCATTCCCGCAGTAACTTCTTTTTCCGCGAATTTGCGATGGCTTGCGAAGGAACTTCTCTCCACAATTTTCACAAACGCACTCTACTCGATCATAATTGGGATTATGACTGCCTTTAAAGAATCTTCCTATATTGGATTTATAGCAATCTTTATTACAGAAATGGTACTTTTGATTCCTTAGTTTATATTTGGATACGCGTATCGATTTTCCGCAACCGTCGCAGTTTTTATTCAAACTGTCACCGCCTGTGCTAAATTGATGCGCGCTGGAAGGATTAGCTTTCACCGAGTTCACTGAGTATTTTTAGGACGACGTTTCCATCGAACTGGCCCGAATTTAAGCCTGTGCTAAATTAGCCTGTGCGTCGGCCGCTTGTGCCGCACTAAATACCGTTGCCGCCCCGAGGTCAATCGCCTGCTTACGTAGTTGTTCGAACTCCTTACCGGTCGCTTCCGAAATGGCCTTAACGTTAGCCATCGCCTGCTCGAACTGTGCGCTTGTTTGGACCGATTTCGCGATAATTGCCGCCATACCCGCTGCGAGTCCTGCGTAAGCTAGGGCGAGCGCTTTAACTTCTCGCGACGCCATCGATGCCCCGGTTGCGCTCCGCTGTAATTCTTGCGTTACCTTATTGATCTCCGTAGAGGATAGACCTAGCTTCCGCATCTCGTCAGTTACCTCGGCGATCTGTTTACGTAGGATCTCCGGATTAGCCTTTCGAATCGCGGCGTTTATCTTATCGATCTGCGCAGAAGATGCGCCGAGTTCGGCCATCCTTGCTTTAAGCAAACCAAATGACTTGTTCACCTCCTCTGCGGAGCTGTCCAGTCCTGTCAGTTTACTCTTAGCTGTGTCTACACCCTTGTTAAACTGTGAGATATCTAAATCAATCCGTGCCCTGATGGCTCCAATATCAACTGTATCGCTCACCGTTTCACTCCTTTCCGGGCAAAATAAAAAGCGCCCCGTTAAAGGCGCTAAATTCCAAGCTTTAATTTCATTTTCATCCGTTCAAATCCGGCCTGGTCGAACTGATTCGTGCTAGGCTCCGAACCGTACCCCGCTTGTTTCTGTAGCTCGCCAGCAAATCGCTTGAATCCGTCCACGTCCGTAGTGCCGGACATGACCGCAACGTTTAGATCGGAAAGCGTATCTTGCGCATTAACACGCTTTAGTGCATCCATCACGTCGAGTAGGTCCATTACGTAGTACCCGTGTTCGAACTCAATCTGCGTTTTACCGAGCCGGACTGCGCATTCGAGAAGGTAGTCATCAATTGTTATGCTGCGCCCTGATCCGTTACTTCCGTTACCGGCTTCGCTAGGTTCAGAGCGCTCTGTCCGTTTTTTAGGAGTTCTCCGAAGTTATTAGCCTTTGCTACCGCCACAAAATACGCAACCAGTTCGTCAACGCCGGCGTTATTCTCTATCCACTCCGCGTCTAACTCGGTCAAAACGGATACAACGTTCACCACGTCAGTTAGCGACTTCTCAATCGCAACGAGAAAGTAAGGAAGTCTATCTTCCGGAGCTGCAGTCATGACCGTGATTAATAGCTGCGGCAGTGCGTGGATCACACTTAATAGCTCACGCCACTGTGCGATGGTAATTTTACTGACCTTGACGGATTTTCCGCCGATTTTCACTGTATCTGAACGCAAAAAAGCTTCTCGCAAATTGCGCATTATTTTCGCCCCTTATTAAAAAGTAAAGGCGAGCCGAAGCCCGCCCGGTAAGTTAAGGTGTAGTAGACTTGATACTCTCGTCGCCCAAAATAGCGACCACGTTATCCACATCCGGAGTCGAGCGAAGAACCACTTTAGTGATCCGCTCGTTATCGTTGTTGTAATTGTATTGGAGGTCCGTTTCTGGGAATGCGAGAGGCAGCGTGACCCAAAAGTCTGCGTTCGTCTTGTGAGCTACTGGCTTGATAACGACCTTCTTCGCGGCCGAGATAAGGTCCAGTCCGACGCCTGTTTTGACGTTAATTTTCGTTTTCCCCCCGCTTGTTACCGCCTCAGCTCCGACCATGATTTTCGGGATTGTTTCGAGTTGATACTCCGCGAACGGAACTTCTACGGAAACGTTACGGCCGGTGATACGCTTGGATACGATGGTCTCACCGGTCTGGTCCGTCTTCTGTTCGCGATACGTCGTTTCGACCTGCAGGTTAATACCGCCGACAGTCGTTTCAAATACGACTTTGTCCGCCCCCTCGCCGTACTCGACGATCGCCGGCCCGAGCTCGATCTTCTCAATATTTTGCGCCATTAAAGCGTTCCTCCTATTTTGCGCACGACAAAAAGGCCGCCCGAAGGCAGCCCCGTTATCTGCGTATATTAAATTGTGGTTATCGTAAAATTCAGCGAGTAGAGTGTGCGTCCGCTCTCGTCTTTCCCGAGGTATAGCGGCGCCGACTGGTCCGCTACGCACTTCACGACGCGGGTCTGACCGAAATTAAACTCGGTCTTGCGGTGTAAGTCCGCATAAAGCACGTTGGCTCTCGTCTCGGCAACGCTTGCCAGTTTCGTACGCAATACGACCTGGAACGACGGCTTCGCTTTTGACGTCCACTCTGACGGAGCATACCCGCCAGTAACCCGTGTATACGCACAATCGTCCGGACTTGTTGCCGCGAACTCATTACCCACGAACTGCGTGCCGCCGAGATTCGGAATTGTCCGGAGGTATGCGTTAATATCCGCTACAGCAATCATCAACCTAACCCCTTTCGGATGGTCGATGAAATCATATGAGTATAGCGTTTAATATTGGCCTTTAGTGGACGTTCGAGATACTTCGGCTTTGTTCCAGGAGTGGATGGATTCTTAAAAGTTCCCATTTCGTGTGTACGCAGCGCGTAATTGTAACGCCTGCCGTCAGCAGACTGGTTAACCGCGCTGTAGTTGACGCTGCCGGTTACTTTATCTTCAGAAGCAGTCACTTCACTAAACGCTGTTAATCGCAAAACACCTTCTTCCATCGGAGCTTCGTCACGTGATTTTAAAAGTAAATCGTCAGTTGCGTCTTGCATACCAATTACCCCAGCCTCGCGCGTTTTTCCCTTAGTTCTGTCTAGTGTTATTACTAAAACACTAGAATCAAATGTTACAGATTTTTTAGTCACTTATACGTCCACCTCCGTTAGTAACGGCTTTCCGCTGAGCGCCCTCTTAACGCTTATTGCGATTGGCTTGTACGTTGTAACCGTGCCTAATTCGTTAGTGAGCGTAAGTGTGTCGCTAAGACCAACGTCTATTAGCCCGCCGAAAAAGAACGTTCCGACAGCGGCCACTTCTTCTCCGCGCTGATTCCGGACGAGCTTAACGCCTTCTTGAAATCGGCATTTCAGCGCAATGGGATCGCTGTAGACGGGATCACCGTAATCCGGGTCGGTCCCGGTTAGCTTCATAAGTGTGACTGTTTGTTTTAACGGAATCAGCGCCATTACATCGTCACCCACTTCGCCGCTTTCTTGCCGATCTTCACTCCGTTTTCTGTGCCGATAAGGTTTAGCGCAGCTTCCGGAATCCACGCTTCAAGACCGGACTTCGCCCAGTCCTTAAACGTAAACGTGGCGACTCCGGTAACCCCGTATGCCGCCACGCCTTGTTGTTGTAACGCGTTCGTATCGTTAAAAGCGATCGCCAGCTCATTTGCATATTCATACACTGCCGCGTCAGGTATCTTATATTTCGGATATTTGTTCGTAAGTGTGCGTCCTGCGACCGTAACGATCCGTTGTTTTTTCGCGACGTCGCACTCCGTCCAATCGTCGATATTGATACAATTTGCGTTAATGTACGTATCTGCGTCGTTTACCGTAATTGCCATGCGGCTCACCTCCGTTATTTTCCGGAGGCATTACCCGCAGGCTTTCGTGTTGTTTTTGGCTTATCCTCCGCTTTCGGTTCATCTGCGTCGATCCGTGTTGCATCCGTCATTGTTTCAAGTACCGCGATTACCTCCGCGTCATCGGTCGAAAAGGTTCCGCTTGAAAAGGCGTAACGCTGACCGTCAACGTAGAAGGCGAGTTCGCGGTACTTCGATTGAAATACCGCCATTTACTCGTCCTCCTCTCGATTACTTCGTTTTAGCGCCTTTGATGCGGGCATGGGCGGCTTCCTGCAGCAATTCAAGCGTGTACTCGCCGACAATTTGGCCCTGATAATAATCGCCTTTTTTACCGAGGTATTCATGACCGAAATCACGGCCGTTCAACGCTTTTAGAGAAATACGATTCTTATCCAGGATCAGCGTCTCGTCTGCGTTCAGGTTATCATTGATTGAAACATCAAATTCCCCGAAATCAGTGATCAAGCGATTAACGACAGTACCGCGTGTCTCATCGCCGTTATTAATGCGGAGAAGATTATCGCTGAATTTCCCGACTACACGCTTTTGAGTTGCAGGAACTACAATCTCGTAGTTACCGCCGCTCTTGAATCCGCCTTTCGTATGGATTGCCTGCAGGGAGTCGTTGAGGACATCCATTGTAAGAGCTTCGCCCTTCAGATCGGTAACGTTAGTCTGTAGCATGTTGCGGATGCCGTTCATCTGACGAACAACGCCGTTTTCGTAACGAACACCGCCGATAAATGCCTTTTCCGCTTGGAGCGCCAGTTCCAGCAGCTTCTTAGCTTTTTCATATTCGTATAGGTCGTCGATACCGTAGTTTGCAACTGCCGCTGCTGTTCCAGAGATTTCAACGGTCTCATCGAAGATTTGCGTAATATTGGACTTTCTTACACGAGGCTTGGAACGCCCAGCCCTAGCGTCAGCCCCCTCAGAACCTTCGACGAATTGAACGGTAATAACCGCGTTGGCGGTAATGGCTGCCGCTTTAGTTCCGGCATACCCCCGCATGATTGCGAGTTTCTTGCCGGCCACATCTACACCAGTTACCAGGATCAGCTCCTCGCCGATCTTAACAACTTGGTTAGCGCGGAATGGTTCAGTATCAGCAACGATCAATTCAACTGCGTCAACCGCCGCGGCTGTAGTTACTTTGCTTTCGTTCGCGAACATAGAGTCCTCGAACCAAATGTGCTCGACTTGTGTTACCGGATTGCTAAAACCGAGCATTGCAATTAGCGGCGTTTGGTATGAGTTCAAGAGCAAAAGTTGGTCCAAGACGGACTCGCGTTTACCAATCAGTTCACCAGACAAAATTTTAGACATTTAGATTCCTCCGTAATATGTTTTTTGGCAAAACAAAAAGACGCCCGATTTTCGGTGCGCCTCCACTTATAATCCAAGTTCTCGTTTCAATTTCGCGTATGCAGCTTGGTCTTCAATACGGCCAGTCTTCCGCGCCTTATCCGCAGCATCCTTGAGTAACTGCTCTTTCGTCTTGTCCACCGGATCAGTACCGCCGCTCGCACCGCCGATCGGTTTCGGTTGCGATTTAGGCTGCTCCGCCAAGAACGGTTTATTTGTTAACAACGCCTCAACTACGTCCTTCACGCCGGCAATATTTCCGTCATCATCGACCTTTACCGCGGATAGGTCGGCAAGTACGTAAGCATCGTCTAGCGCATCAGCACGTATGTTCAGCTCGCGAGCAATCGCCCGGAACTCCGCTTTAATCAGGCGTTGGTTAGCGGCAGTCAGTGCTTTATCACGCTCGGCTTTCGCATCCTCTGCGATCTTAAGTGCTTCGGCTTTCTCCGCTTCCAGGCGCTCCGTCTCGGATAGTTTCGCCTTCTCTCGTTCTGCCTCCGCTAGCTCTAACGCAGTAAGCTTCGCTTTAATGTCCTCGTAGTCTTCACGGCCTTTTCGGTCCCTTGCGAGTCTCTTCGCAACAATGTCATCGAGTTCAGCCTGTGTGAATGTCTTTTCCGGTTCGGGCGTAGGCTCCGGTTGTAGTTCCGGATCTGGCGTCGGGTCAGGTTCCGCGAATAGTTGAAGATTAAGCGGATATCTAAAGCGCATAGTATCGTTAGTCATTTCGTTTCCTCCCGTATAAGGCTCGTCAGCACAAATATCCGTAGAGTTTAACGTCATTCCACGTCTGGACAAAATAAAAACGCCTCAAAGGGCGTTCGACGGGTCGCGTACTGGCGTAATCACGTGTCGGCAGCGCGGATGGAATATCTCGCGTCGAGGTAGGTCGCCGATATAACGGTAACTCCCCGGCGCATCCGGCGTTAGCTTAACGATCAATCCCTCGTAGTTCTTGCACGCATCCGTTGCGCCGTGTCTCGATATGCGTCCGTACAATGCGCCGCGACCAAGCGCTTCGTTCATCGTAGCCTCGCGATGAGTCTGTGCTAGTTTCGTCCGCGTGACCATCTCGACGTATGTTTCTGGCTTCCAGCGACGGCCGGCTGCGTCTATGACCCCGGTATTTACTGCGTTACCGAGCGTCTGCCGCATTCGGTCGAGAATATCTCGGCTTATCGTTCGACGTCCATTCACGCCCTTAGCGAGATTCGCCCGCATCGACTCAGCGGTGGCCTGGCGAATGGCTACCCGCACCTTGCGGTCAATGTTTTGAGTAACGGCCAAGAGATCCGCCTGCGTGTCCGCAACGGCTGTCGCAACAAACTCGCGGTTAATCCGGTTAAACCTTACGATCTTCTCCGCCTCATCGAGCGTTTTGGCCGCGCCTAGACTAACAATTGCTTGCGCCACACCGTCCGTAGCCGCCTTCGGAATGTGTGCGTTGACCCAAGCTACTGACTCTTCGTTCAGGTCCGCGAGTATCTTCGCAACCTCGGCGAGTGCCGCCTTAGCGTTAGCGCGAGACATGTCCGATAAATCTAAGCGCGACAACTCAGCGCCTATGGATCGTACGGCTTCCTTGTACGCTCGGACCAGGACGTCAATATCGCGGTCGTATACTGGGACCAGACCCTCGGCGACCATTACGCGGCCTCCCCGTTAAATATCGAGCCGTCTACAGTGCCACTAACGCGTTGCTCATCGTCGTCGATGCGCTTAACCATTTCCTGCGCCTGAGCGTCGCTAACCCCGTCGAGTTCCTTGATCGCATCCGCTACGGATTGGGTCGGCTTGCCGCCGGTACGGATGTTCGCCACTTCTGCGGCCTCTTTTGGATCTTGTGGTATGCCATCGCGCCAGTTAATCACGGGATATACCGGTTCATACCGCTCGAAGCCTTCTACGTCCTTGTTCGCATAGTTTTCGAGCTGCATCGCTGTCCATATTGCGTCACGGAACGCCTTGTCTACGTGCGCTCGTATCCGATTAACCTTCGCCAGGATCGGCATAAACCGTGCTTTGATTGCGCCAGAATCCGTGTGAGACGTGCCGGTGCCGCCTTTGTCGTTAGCGAGCGTTGTGCCGAACAACCATTGCGGCGTCTCACTCATCTGGTAGACGAGTCCGAGTAGGATATCAAGTTCCTTGAACGCACCTTCCAACTGCGAGTCCCACGTTAGATACCCCGGCGTTGTGTCTTCTTTACCGACCGGGATATATCGGCCACCACCGCGTACTTTTCCGTCCTCGCCACCGTCATCAAGGTCGTCCGGACCGTACATCCACGGGTCACTGTGTTTCCAAAGAATATAATCGATCTGCGCTAATCGTTCGTTTATCGCGCTCAGCACGCTCTCAAGCTTCTCGACGCCATTGATCCCTTCCCAACGGTCATCTACGCTCTTGTATGGAATGTGATGAATTAGGAGACGGTCCGTTCCTGTCCGTACAATGTCCTCCTCACGTCCGGTAGCGACCTGCTCCCCGATTGTGTACGTATCAATTGGCACGCTCCATTTTGTATCAACCCCACGTTCCGACAGCTTGTACCGCTCATACACGATATAGCCAGGGATGTGCCGTTCTACATTAAGGTACGGAACAACGGATACGGGACTGCCCGTTAGCCAACGGATTACCTTCCCGCCGGGCTCTTCGACCCAATCGATCCATGCGATGTTGATCGCTTTGAACTTCTTTCGCGATCCGCGTGACAACTCCGGAAACACGATATCAGCTCGTACCGCTTCGATAATCGGTTCAAGTTCCGTGTCTGGCGCTTCAAGTCCGAGTTCGGCCGTCTCACTTACGTCCGCCCGCGCACCGTAATACGTTTTGACGAACGAGTCTCCGCGGTAGCCGCCTCCGATCGTCAGTTCATGCATCATCTGCGTGATGTCATTTTCCTCAACAATCGAGTCAAGACGTACCTGTTCGCGTGTGCCCGTTCCTGTTCCCGCTTCAAACGTCGGGGGCTCTCCTGTCAGCAAATCCGCAGGCTTCGTAAGCAGAATATCCATCAAGTTAACCGCGATAAAGAGCGTCTTAAGCTGCGCAGCGTGTGGTGTATCCTTGAGTAACGAAGAAGCCCGCTCGTAGATTTCCGGGTGCCGTCCGTCAAATATCGTTTTGCCGCGCTTATAACGGGCCAGGCGCGGTATGTCCTTCGGCGGGGGATACTGCTGGCCTGGCGCAAATAACTTCCCCATAGTACACAACTCCTTTCTCTTATACTAAAATAGGACATAATATCTGAAATGGGAGAATTCAACATGTTTAATTTTTTCTATTCATTAACTCCGGAACAGTGGTCGGCTATGGGTCAGTGGGTTGGATCAATCGGAACTGTTTGGGCAGTAGTAGTTTCTCTCCGCTTAGCCAGAGAAGCTCGTTTTAACTCTAAGCCAAGATTAAATATTAAAAGTTGGAAAGGCATTGCAGATGGACAAGAGTATCTCACGATTAAACTAGTTAATGTCGGCCTTGTTCCTACAACAATTGAGTCATGTTATTTAAAAATAATACGAATTTGGGGGCCAGATAAACCTGCGGTCGACGAGTTAGCAATGAAGAATAACTTCCCCCTTCGTCTTGAGCCTGCATCATCGACGGAACTAGTCGTTACCACCTTAGAGCTAATTTGGATCAAAAATTTTAACAAGATCAAAAAAGGACAAGTTCTAGAGATTGTATTTGTAGATAGCTTAAATAATACATTTGTACATAATTTTTATGTCAACTAGGTCACAACCAATTAGGCTTCTCTCTTATTCTCTTCCGCCCAATCTTTGCGATACTTACTGCCATCTCTAATGCGTCCGGCAAATCGTCATGAGAGCCAGCCGGGTACATCTCGAACTGCTCAAGCAACAGCGAATGTTTCCGCGAAAACTGAATTGCTCCGCTCTCTATATCTGGCATGAGCGCCTCGATCCGCAGGTCCTTACGCGATCTTTGGTGTATCTCTTTAACTCGCGTGTGGCCGGGATAGCCTTTCGCTCTTAATGCGTCCTTAAGTTGCATAACGAAGAACTCCTGCGCTGCCTGCGCTTCGGCCGCTATCGCGTTCGGTTGAAAGCGGAGCGCCTTTTCGACGATCACACGCAAAAAGGCGTCCGGCTTTATCCGTTCGCCGAACGCATCAATAACGTATTTTGTTCCGGTTTCTTTATGGCGGGCGATCGTTACAATTGCGGAATAGTCTCCCCGTGTCTTCCCCATCGCGAAGTCTACGCCCATATAAACGTCAAACTCATCGGTCGGGCGAGGATACTGCGTTAACAAGTCGCGAAATATCCCCGAATCCCAGTACACGAATTTCTCCGGGTTAAATATCATCGACTCTTCATCAACGGGGTTGTTCATGTACTCGGTATTAAACGCCTTCGACCCGTTATCCCACTTCCACGTCATCAACTTCCATATCGGCTGCGCTTCCGGCCACAATACGACCACTCCGCGATCCATCTCTTCGCGATTCAACTCGTAGAGGGCGAGCGCATCCTTGACGCGGTCTTCTTTTGGTCGGTCGGGGTCTTTATATACGAGCCGGCACGCTTCCCAAAGATCCATCCGCTCAGGCCATTCGATAACAGCTCGATACACGCGACTCTTGAAGTCCGACCGGTTATATAGAACGTCAACGAGCAGCGCTTCGTGGTGGACCGTTGTTCCCATGTAAACAAAGGCCGTCTTCTTTCCTCGCGGATCGCCGAGCGGTACGACGGTCTGCGAGAACCAATCCTTCAATTTCTTGCGGAGTTCTGGCGTGGCGGCGTTCGACTTGATGTCCTCAAGATCATCGCAGATAATAAGATCCGGCCGCACGCCGTTCCAGTTCCGGCCTCGCAGCGCCTGACCCGTTGATGCCGCCTCAACCTTCGTCAGCATCTTTTTCGTACCATCATCGCGCGGTTCCCACGCAATAAACTCGGACGAGTTATCCTTCGGATTCTCTTGCTGCTTCGGACTCAACAGCGGACCGAAATCCGCCCGGAGCTTCGCGTTACTCTTAAGCTGCATCGCAATCCAATCGAGATTCGCTGAGCTTACCGCTGGTGTCTCTGATATGATGATCTCGTATTTGCGCTTGCGGTACACGATCTCGCGTGTCGGGAACGCCTTTGATAAATACGTTGATTTAGCGTGAGAACGGGGCGCCGCCTCCGCTACCTTGTCGTTGGTATGGACGTTACTTACGTCATCCATTAGAGCGCAGATTTCACGGTGGAACTCCGGCGCCTCGTCGTACTTCGTAATATCGAACCCGTCCCAGTTTCCGTCATTGCCGGGATTGCGCGCCTCGCTAAAATACTCAAGCGCAAACTCGATCAGGTTCGTTTCGCAGCGGTGGATTCGCGTTAGGCGTTCGTACTCCGCCAGCTGTGCGTCGATCTCGGCCGCGTCTTCCGGACTAAGTGCGGCGATATCTACGCCATCTAGTACGTCCAGTAACGCAGCAATTTCGTTAATTTTGGCTTCGCGTTCAGTACGCGTTAGCCATTTACCGTTAACCCAAGCGATAGATATCGCCTCCTTTCTTTAAGCTTCCGGAATGATCCAGCGCGTACTTCCGTCATGGCGTCCGATCTGGTGAAGGCATTGGCACACCCACTCGTCGTCATCACGCAGAGGGATGAGTGATAGTACCGTTGTCGGACGCGTACCTCTGTAGCTAAGTCCGCAAAACGCATAACCGTAATAGTACGCTTGAATACAAAACTTGTCCGTCTTCGGCGGCAGAAGCGCGTTAATCTCCGCAGCCTTTTCGGCTGTTTCCGCGATAATTACCGTAAACTCCACCATGCAATCATCCCTTTCACCTGCGTTTCAGCGATTTTAGACGTAAAATTAGCGCAATTACCTACGGCCGAGGGTAATCGTTCCCCTCTCGTGATAACTCCGCTAATTTCACGGCAATAATAAGCAAGAGGCTTACGCATTGTGCGCAGCCCCTCGCAAAGTCAAAAGTTAATTTTGATACGCGGACTATAGACGGACCAGAAACGGCCGATTTCGGAGGGGGCCTTGGGGGCCCTCACTTCATCGCATTAACGCGACCTACATATTCACAAAATCTACATTTTGCGTAGTAGTCTCCGCCCCTGCCCCGCCTACTAAAACCGCGCCACATCAACGTTTTTCGTGCGAATGAGTCTGCGAACATGCCCGCCGATCGCCCACCGTTTGTACTATTCCGCATATAATCCGTTGATTCCGGCGGCCAATTCCGCCTATTTCGAAAGTTTTCGGAGGGCCGTGCGCCGGAACCCTCTCGTTGATAAAACGGAGCGATCCGAAAGCATCCGAAGTCCCCGCCCACGAATCGCTTCATATAATGCGCTAATTACTCCGCTGTTTCGGATTCGCCATCCTTACGGAGCTTCAACGCCTCTAATCGCGCCCTCAACGCTTCGACATCCGTTCCTGCGTTATCCTTCGTATCAACCTCGATCCTATCCGTAAGCATTCCGCTGACCTGCAGCGCAAGCTTCGCCATTGCTGCGTTTCCATCACGCATGGCAATCGTAGATAACGAATCAATAAGTTCCGGAAGCTTAGCACTATTATCACGAACAATAGCACGCTTAAACTCCGCATCGAATGTCGCATCCTTGCGCCAGTTCTCAAGCGTACGCGCTGTAACTCCGCACATCTGCGCTATCTCCTCGTATGTCTTACCGCCCTTACGCGGCTTAGCGAGCCACTCTATCGCTATATATTGTTCTGACGTTAATTGCTTCGCCATCATTCCGCCTCCTTTCTGTAATAAAAGGAGCGCCGTTCATCCGCTCAAGCATTGCGGACAAACAGCGCTTTAATCAGCGTTAACCAATACGCGAACAGGCCCGTAATCGTCGATAATAACGCCATCGTTACCGCAGATATAAACGTTATCTTCCGGACCGTATACGATCTCTTTTACGCCTTCTCTACGCGCTAATTCGCGGTGTAAATCCGCAGTGGATACTTGCGATAAATCAACGGTCATATTAACGAGTCTCCTTCCGCTTTCTCTTCGGTTTCATAGCGGAGGCAATAACATCGTCCATGAACGCTTTCTTACATTCGTCCTTGGCGCAATATATCGCCCAATTATCGGATGATACCTGTCCGGTATCTTCTCCGCAATTAGCGCACTTTGCCGTTTCCATTTACGTACATCCTTTCGTTTGATATAACGTAAACAAGCGCAATCCCTCACGCGTATAACGTAGGAGACTGCGCTTTTATATCCGCGTTATTACTTTGGTTTACCTACATGAGATACTACTTTGAATATGCTTCATGTATCTATCAGACAAAAGACTGTGCTCGGCCTTTCGGCCTTGCCGTCGCCTGTCGGCTCCGAACTATTAATTGATTTATGCGCGTATTCTATGTGGTACACAAGGACCTGCTCTTGGTCCGTAGTGTCGGAGTGATCTTCTCCGGTTGCTAACTCCGCAGTATATGGAACGAGTTGCATTAATTGCGGTATAACAAAGACTAGATATAATTTCACCCCGAAAATGCCGGAATCCTGTACCGCGTAAGGTCTCAACGGCATTTCGGAGTGTCCGAATAAAGTCACTTTTTTCGCTGATTTGTCCGAATAAGGTCACTTTTTAAGCGACCAGTCCGTTAAATTTCGCAATCAACGACTCGTCCGGCGTCTTATTACCGCGGTAGAACACGCTAGGATTGAACTGGAACATGCGCTGCGGACCGACAGACGTCCGTGCAATAACGTACTCGCCTCCGAACTTCATATACGGAAGTCTACGCGTTAACGTCTTCTCGTCGACTCCGATCGCAGCCGCTAGGCCCTTTCCGTTAAACCAACGTATTTTCTTCGGATCGCGCTCCGTTGGGTTATCGCAGAGCGCGTTATTACTTACGTGGACGTACGGTAGCATCCTGTACATGAGGCCGAGATCAACCGCCTTAACTTCGCGGTAAGCTTGGCGCACCTTTGCCGTGTATGTACGGATAACTGCGCGGTTTTGCGTAGCTCCTCGGAAGTGATAACGCGGATTAACGTAATAGCTGCCGTGTCCGTCTTCTGTTATGATGCCGGATTCTAAGCAAACGCTCATGAAGTCGTAAAACGTGCTGCGCTTTCGTTTGAGCTGCAGAACGTTAAGCATGTCCGCAGTATTCATCGATTCGCCACGAGCCTTAACGATGCGGCCGCCGTCATAATCAACGTAGCATTGTAGCACGAGGAGGTATCCGCATTGTGCCGTTGTGAGTCGCTCGGTTACGTAGTGGATGTCGTCCATAGACGTAAAAGTAAAGCCGGCATTGCGCCCTTTGAACGTTTCTCGTTCGAAGTGTTCAGCGGCTCCCTTACGTTGGGATTCTGTAATGACACGGTCGCCATAATCAAGGACAGTCGCGTATATAAGTTCGCCCGTTTCCGGATCTGCTAATCGTCTACTCTGCGCCATTTGACACCGCCTTCTGCGCCGTCTCTAGCTCACGCAATGCCTGCGCAGCTTTCTTCGCCTCACGTTGTACCGCTTTAAGTCCGCGGATCGCATCCGTAATATCTACGTTAACTTTAACGCCCAGTTCGCCAGTGTTTCCGGCCATATGCAACGCCTCCTATTTGTTGTTAGAAATAACGTAAGGTGTGCGGAGTATACCCGCATCATTCGTATGCTTACGTGTTCCCTGAACGGGAAAAGACCGCACGTGTGGCGGCCCTTAAAATCCCTTTATACTTATATAGCTTTGAAATAGAGCAGAATGTAACCCTCTAAACGAAAAAAGACCGCATGAAAGCGGCTCTTATACTTATATAGCTTTGAAATCGTACGAAATACAACTCTGGACGGAAAACACGTATAAAAAGACGTATAAATATCTTGACACGTATAATGATACGTATTATAATTTAACCATAAGGACGGTGATGCCATGAAGGGATACTCTTCGAGGGAGTTAATAAAAATGATTGAAGAGGACGGATGGTACTACATACGAGCAACTGGCGACCACTACCAATACAAACATCCGACTAAGCCGGGGAAAGTTACAATCCCTCACCCCAACAAAGACTTACCAAAGAAGACAATAGCAAGTATACTCAAACAGGCGGGGCTGAAATAGCTCCTCCCTAAGGAGGTTTATATTATAAATGTACGATAAACAGTTAAAAGACCGGTACGTATTCCCTGCCGTTTTCGATTACGGAGACGACGGTATCTCTATCGAGTTTCCAGACTTGCCGGGCGCACTTACCTGCGGCGATAACGACGAAGATGCGCTATTCATGGCGAAGGACTGTCTCTCGCTGCATCTCTTCGGAATGGAAGAAGACGGCGACATCATCCCGGAACCAACGCGAGCGTCCGACATCGCACTCGAACCCGGCCAGGCTGCCGTATTGATCGACGTCTGGATGCCGCCTGTTCGCGATAAGATGGCGGACCGCGCCGTTAAGAAGACGCTGACTATTCCGAAATGGTTGGACGATCTAGCCGCGCAGAATAAGGTGAACTACTCACACGTGCTTCAAGACGCGCTTAAAGACTACCTCGGCGTCAGTGAGCGCAAAAAGACTCGGTAAAAATGCGTAAGAAAAACGCCTACTTAACGGATTATTTCCGCCATGTAGGCGTTTATTTATGCGCTAATTTTCTTTTTAGTAGCGGCCGTCTTTTCCCGCATCTGCAGCAGCATTTCGATCAATTCGTCCCTACCGATAAGACGTACGCCATTGGATTTCGCAAGCTTATACGCCTGGTCCGTGTAATCCCGGTTAGTCACGACCCAGCCTGCGGAAGCCCTATAATGCGCAATGGCACTCTGAACCTCCTGGACGGCTTTTAAGCCCACGTTTTTGCTGTAGCGCTTGGCCTGCACAACGATCCGTTTACCATCTTTAGACAGCACCAAGTCAGCGCCATAATCGCCCGAAGCACTCGTTACCTTCGCTTTATACCCTTGCGATCGGAATAAGTGTCCGAGGTAATGCTCGAATTGTACGCCTTCCATCTTGTCAATTTCCGCAATCCCCGAACGTTTTAACCGCTCCGTTCTCTTCACGTTTACGTAAATCATGATCGCAATAACGATACCTGCGCATAAAACACCGGCCGTTACCGCCGATCCGAGCGATCCCGTCGCGGAGAAAATGCCTAACGCTGGGAACACGAACGCCGCCCCAAGTAATGCCTGTAATAATTCTTCCTGCTGTTTCGCCTTGCTCTTTCGTCTTGCCATACTTATCCCCCATATTTTCCAGTTATATATACCTAATAATTCGATAACTGGGTCTTATTTCCTCCTTTTAGCAGGAAAATGGGCACTATTTGTCGAAGTTATCCGCAAGTCAAACGAAAGGATCAACGCAAATGAACCGTTTTATGAACGAACTTACCGCAAATGTCCACTTTTACACCGCGCAACTTGAGTGCGTGCCCATCGTTATATTTATCGCGGACGAACTCGTCGGCAGCGGAGTAATTGAAGACATTACGGAGGTTTCCGTACGTGTCCACGGCGAGTACTTTATGCGGAATGTCTGTACGTTTAAATACGCCAGCTAAAAACTTCCGCTTGAAAACAGAACGCATGTTCCCGTATAATTACGTTCAAAGGAGTGGTGACGATGTTATCCGATTTTGGACGTAAAACACTACGGATTCTTTTCAACTACATGTCGCAGCAACGCCGGATGCCGACGGAAAAGGAACTCGAACGGCTGACCGGGCGCAGCCCTGCGGATATTGAAGCGGCGCTAAACGAATTGATGCTTGCGGAGTACATATATTGGCCGGATAAGCCAGCGATAGACACAATCGTTATTTTGGAGGCGTGGGAGCGCAGTCTGTCGGGACAGTCGAGGCAACGGTGACCTCCCAACAGAGTAGCTCCGATTATTGGACGGAGTACTAGCACGATGGAGGATAAACTCAAAGGGAACGGTATATTGAATTCATGGATGATCATGCCAGAACACCGCGAGGCGGAAATCCGGCTGCAACTAGCACAGGCCCGGCGAACCAAACCTGAGTTAATTCTGCAGGAGTCCGAGCTGATCGAGGCTGCGATCAGCCGGTCACTAACGCTGCAGGTGTCGGTGAAGTTGCGGTTATTCGACATGATTGAAGATTGCTGGGTGGCTGGTGTGGTTAAGACGGTGTTGACGTATCGGCGCGAGGTGAAACTGGTGAGTAACGGAGAATTGACGTGGATTGCACTGGATGACGTTTTGGACGCAAAAATAGACCGCTTTGGCGAGTAGCTTCTGCGGTCTATGTTTCCCGGAAGGAATTAAGTGGTAGTCGTAGAATTAAAACTTGTATTAGGGGATTACTTTTATGGCTGTGACGATAGACTAAGGAGGAAAATAAATGGATGAAGAAAAATTATTAGATATAGCAAAGTCGCCTATTGAAACAGCGACTCAATTGGCTAAAAATACACTTGAGCCAGCATCTAAAGAGCTTGGAGAAGGGCTAAGCAGTATTTTTAATTTAGTATTTTCCCCGTTACAAAAACTTAAAATAAAAAAGCAAATTGAAATCGAGCGCTATAAGGATCTTTTATTATCGGAAGTCTCAAAAATACCACCTGCGGAAGTAATTGATCCTCAATTGAATATTGTCGGCCCCGCTCTAGAAGCCTCCAAGTATTACGTAGAGAGTGACACAATGAAAAAAATGTTCTCAAAACTGATAGCTAAATCCGTGACAAAGTCACTTGCCGAACAAGCTCATCCAGCCTTTGTCGAGATAATAAAACAACTTTCTCCTTTGGACGCAAAGGCTCTTAATTTTTTATTTGAGAATAGAAATAAAGTTGGCTCTGGCTCTATTCTGTTGTTCAAGAGTTCTGATGTATATATGGAAGTTTACAGAAACTATTTTCCGTTCCCGGATCTAAATGAGAGTAACCACAGTGCGTACGGAGCTTCAATTGACAACCTCATTAGGCTTGGGTTGTTATATATTGACACCAAAGTAACGTTTACCGATGATGCAGTATACGATAGTCTATATGATCACAGCTTCATTAAATTTGCTCAAGAGGACTTACACGAGACAAACCCAAACCACGACGTTGCGTTGAAGAAAACTTATTGGGAATTGACTAAGTTTGGTCGTTCTTTTTGTAACTGTTGCATTAAACAATAAACTCCGTAAACACCGGACTCCGCAGCATCCCTGCGCGAGTCCAATTTCGCATTTTCACGCGTGCTCTTATCCGCGGCTCCACGTACACAAACTCGCGATCCTCTCCGGTAATCAGCGGCTTCACCACGCCATAAAACGCCTTCTTGTGCGTTGGGCTAGCGCCATGCTCGATAATGCCAGCCGGACGTATCTTCGCGCTATTATCCGCCTGCACAGCCGCAAGCCAGCCGAACTCCGCCTTCTTATAACCGGTCAGCCATACGTCGGCATAAGACCAGTTGATCACCTTCTGCCATGCGGCCGACCGTCGGCTGACGTACGTGCTATCCGTACGCTTAGCGACCATGCCTTCGAGCGATCGCGCCTGCATCTGCGTAAACAACGCTTCTCCGGCTCCCTCCACGTAGGGAACAACGCCGAAATGAGCGTTCGGTAGCGATAAGCCCGCAAGTATTTCCTTGCGCTGCATGAGCGGTAATTGGCGCAAGTCCTCGCCCTTGTACCGCAGGATGTCGAAAACAACGAACGTAACAGGTAACTGGGCGCTGAGCTGCGTTATCTTATCGGCCCGACGCGCCTGAAAGCGGGACATCACGGACTCAAAGTCGACTACGCTGGTTTGCGGATCATAGACCGCGATCTCTCCGTCGAGAACGATGTCATGCGGGAATACAGCGTTGGCGATCTCCGGGTACTGCCGGGTACAGTCGTTATTATGGCGCGTGTATAGGCGGACAACGCCGCTCTCCTGCGAATATATTAAACGGTGGCCGTCAATTTTCGGTTCGAAAATATAGCGCGAATCCGAGAACGGAGCGGCTGCCGTTTCGAGTAACATCGGGGATATAAACATAGAAAACACCTCTATACGATTATAGCGCGTGGCTACTACGGATAGAGGCGGTAAGTGTTGGGTATCTTAAAGTACATCCTCGAATCTCCACAATTGCTCGTATTCAACACCGTGAGAACACGGTTCGCCTATATCAGGAAATAATCTCAGTGAGCAATTCAGACACTCCGCGGCTGTTGACTTAACCCAGATACTTACTGGAACCCCAAATTCATCAGAATTATAGTCAGCTTCTGTACTAATAAGGAGAGTATTTTTCCCACAAACAAAACAGGAATCAACAGTCATGCCATGAATAGCACGGACAATAGCCTCTGCCTTTTTTTCAAATTCATCAAGATCAGATTTCCAAATAGGCATCGAATAACAAGCTAGGCCATACGCCTTATAAAACGCAATGCGTCCATAATCAACGACTCCTTGTCCCGAATTAATTATCTCAGTTATTGGGTCTAAGGGAGCTTTTTTATATTTCCAATAATTTTCCAAATTATTATAGTTTGTAGCTTGTAGGCAATTAACAACGAGAGGCAGTATATTTTGAGATATAAATTGATCCAACTCGTTAAGTCTAAGAACATACAATCCTTTATGCCAAACTCGATTTCTTAGTGTATTCAGGTCTACTAGGGTTTGCTTATTGTCACAAATAACCTTAGATACGATAGGAATATTTTCGTCTTGAATATTCATTAGTTTTATTACTCGGTTCAAAGATGTCTGAAATTCTGCGGTATTATCATTACTCAGATCATTAGATTGTTTGTTCTTAAGAATTTCTAAAATTAAAGCAGAGTTATCACCGTCAAGTTTTACTTTGTAGGCGAGCTTAGGGTGGACACTAGATAACACATCTTTTAGTAGGAGCTCGAAGAAATGGTGAAAATGAAATATACATTGTAGGTATACTTCTTGGTAGTCTGTATTATCACAAAATAAGTCAATATTATTTTGACTAAAATCATAAAAGGGGTTGCTTTCTTCCACTAATAAGTCGTTAATTATACCCTTCTGTGACGCAACCTGGTAGGTCTTAAAATAAGACTTTAAAGCTAACCTAAGAGAAGTTAAAGCTGATTTAGTCACGTTTTCTTTACTCTTTACCTTGCCAATCATACGACCATGCTCAGCATTTAATTTGAACATCTTATTCCCACCTATTAATTTATATTATGAATAATTGGAAAAGTATGTTCTATTTTACCATATAACCATTGGCCGGCGTGACTATAATATTCGACATCACTCAAACACAGCTTTCGCAAATGTCCGGTGTGCCGCAAGGTTCGATCTCCCGTTTCGATAAAAACAGCCGCCACGAGGCCGCCCACTTATTCGCGATCGCACGGGCACTCGGCGTAAGTATTGAAGCGTTATTTATCGTTGAGAAAACAGACGCAAATTAAAAAGAGCCCGCTAGTAGGGGCTCTTTCTTTTTTTTTTGTCCTATTTACTTAACGTGTATTCACTAACCTCAAACGTAAGAATTTTATCGAAGATTACGTACTCTGTCCGCTTACTGAACGGACCTTTATTCCACGTTTTGTTGAATACATACTTTGCCGGACCGTTTCCAGCGTCTTTCGCATCATACCAGTTAATAAATGCAGAAACTTCTTGAGCAGAAAGGTCGTATTCTTTTTCCATGCCGTTGAGCATTGTGATTGTTAATAGAGCGCGCTCTCCTGAAACTGGCGGTTGCTCTGGATTAGTCGGTGGATCAACTGAGGCTGGTCCCTGTAGTTCTACTTCAACAACCGCCCACTCTCTAGAAACGTTTGAATTCGCTAGCAATCTCCAAGCCTGCGACTTCTCAGTTGTTGGAAGTTTAAGAGTGGTTGTGTCGTACATTTTAACATCATATGTCCCCACATCATTCCAAGTACCGTCAGCCTTCAAGTTTTGCACTTTCACACTTGAAACGGAAAATCCTTCTCTCGGATGTTGTTGAACAACTATACTCTCTACACTCTTTTCGTTCCCCTTCCCAAAATCATATCCTATGAAAGCAACCCCGTTCGTCTGCACTCCGGGTACTGATTGCCAAAACCCAACATTAGGGTCTTCTTTTGTGAGAAACTTACCATCAAAAGCATAGTCGGGACTTACCCCTGGAGCATTGCTGCTTGAGAAGGCTTTACCACCTACTGCGATTGTCGAAGCAGAAGCAATAGAGGTCGGTAAGGCTAAGACTAAAAGAAAGAATACAAGTAAGGCTAACTTCTTTTTCATAAAAATCTCCTTTAATTCATATTTTTTCTTAATATAGCATAATTAGTTCTATAGACACAGGTTATTTTTCCTATATATTACTGTAAATGGACTATCATTTTAAAAAATTAATTACGCTACAACCGGAAGAGTAAGCGGAGTCTCCTCCGCCCTTTCCACTATTACCTCGTTCATCGCGCCCATATCTTCCGCCCACCTGCGCCCGAGTCCGATGCACTGCGTAAACGGCTCGCTTACCCTTCGCAATACTGGACCTGCCGCGGTATCCCGCTTATACTGCGCGGACCTTTGCGCATTCTTCTCCACGCAGTAATTTTCGTAAGCCGTCCGCTTTCTTTTCGTTGGTTCCCGGTAATCCTTACCGTCAGAGCCGTGCGCCTTCGCAGCCCATTCGGACGCCTCACGGTCACGTCGCAAGTCCAATTGGCGCTCGGACATAAACGGGTACTCCGTCTGTGCGATCTTATGCGGATTCGGGTCCGTGATCTCCTCGTTCAAAACCGCGTCAGTCAGCCGATCCATTAACGCGGCATCCGGAAATACCGGCGACGGCCGCTCACCGCGACAGCCCTTCGCGTACCAATCGTCGAGAGCCCGCTGATTAAACTCGGCGTGTTCCTGGTAATAAGCGTCCTGGATCGCGGCCACTAAGAGCATGCGCGTCTCTCGGTCGCGAATATCGTAAGTGACTCCGTTATAAGAGAACGGAATGGGCGGTGATTCAGCGGCCTTGAAGTGCGTTCTTAGCGCAGTCTCTAACGCCTCAATGTCGGCTTTTGTGCGTTCGATATACGTCAAATTAAGCCGCCTCCTTCGCACCGGTCCGGCGTGCGTTAATAATATCAACGTGTTCTTGCGCGAGGTCAATCGCAACATAATTAAATCCATCCATTGCCGCAGCTACGGGAGTCGTACCGGAACCCGCGAACGGATCGAGAACTGTTCCTCCTGGCGGCGTTACCAAGCGGATAAGCCAGCGCATAAGCTCAGTCGGCTTAACAGTCGGGTGTGTGTTCGGAACGGAGCTTTGCGACCCATCCGCGCACAGATTACGGTCTTTCTTATTAGCCTTTTTCGATAGTTCGGCCGGTGAAACGTTGAAGTACGGAGAGTAAAACGCGTCCTTGTCCATTGTGACGCAGTTTGCGGGGAAGCGTCCTGTCTCATCCGGAACGTATGCGACACGTTCGCGCTGTCCATATGCGTTGACTGTCGGGCTGCCCTCGTCACCTGTGACGCCGTATTCTGTACGGTCTCCTGCAGCGCGTCTGATTCGGCAGCCGTCGATATTAATAGCGCCCGTTCCGTACTTCTCGACCGTTTCTGCTACGGTTCCGGCGAGCGGCTTTCTGGCGACGATAATCGGTTCGTGTGCGGGCTTGAGCGCGGTTCCCCATCCGTCCCATTTGCTGGCGAGTTCGGTTGCGGGCGCGGTAATAGTTTGAGTGAACGTACGACCATCGTCCTTTATCCACGAGCCGGTCTTATCTTGGGTTGCACCGGGAATCATCCGTTTAACGGTCGGACCCTCTACGATAACCTTACGCATTACCCCTGCGCGCTTATCAAACGCCTTCCCCACGTCCATACTCTTCGGAAATCCGCTAAAATATAGCCACTCGATAACATCGCGTATCTCGAATCCGCCGAGCCGCATCGCAATCGTCATTAAATCCTGTGTCCGAGTTCCGGCGAATACAAGCGCATGGCCTCCCGGCTTCAATACGCGGCAAACCTCTTTCCAGACGTCCGGATGCGGAACGAAAGAGTCCCACGATTTGCCCATAAATCCGCCATGACCGTGATCGTACGACTCGCCCGCCAGCCATTTCGTAAGCACTTCGATAATGTCTGGTTCTTTCGACAGTCCGTAAGGCGGATCGCAAACCACGCTATCAAAGAACGCGTCAGGGTATTGGCGAAGTATCTCGGCGCTGTCTCCGCATAATACAACGTTAATTTCGCTCATCAGGCCGCCTCCTCTTCCGTTTCAAGTTCGTACTCAGCCGTAACTTCCCCGTACTCCCACCGCTTGTACACTTCCGCTATCTTAACCGCAGCCTCTTCGTACAATTTAGCGACGGCTTCGCGTGAGTTTCCCATAACAGCGGCCGCTTCCTTCTGCGTAAGGTCAAAACCGGATACTAACGCAACGGCCTCCGTTTGACGCTCGGATAAGCCTGCCGAATTGATTGCGCTGTTCAAATCGATAAGAATATCGCTGGCAGCCGTATCGCCCGTGAATCTAGCGGCTGAAATTGCGTGGCGGTCACGTAATAGTTTCTTAACGCCAGCCACGTCGTTAAGTGCGTATGTTACCGTGTATCTCCGTTCAGATGCGTGGATATCCCTCTTGACGTGTCCGATAGTAATCCGCTCCTTTTTCGTGTAAGTTCCGCAGATATCGGGCGCTTTACGTTATGTGAATAAGTCCGCACGTAATAGCGTCGATATAGATGCGGTTTCTATTCTGAATTTTTCATAGATTGATATTTGCGAATAAGTTTCGTGAGGTCTCCGTCCTCATTGATTGTTCCCCGCTTTTGATTACGGCGGCACATCGCGTGGGCACAGCAACCTTCACATTTTTTAACTTGGGCATAGACACTCATCCATACACAAGTATCTCGTAGGCATAAGATGAATTGTTGTTTAACAAAAGGAGGAATTTGATTGGGTAATTCTACAAACAATGGAGTAATACTTGTGTTGTTTATTCTTCTGGTAATAGTAATTTCAACGTTTACAGCACAGAAAAGCGAAGGCCAACCTTTACTTACAAATTGTGTATATGCGGGTACTGAATATTCCCCAGGTTCAAAATTATGCATAAATAACAAATGTCATATTTGCATTAGTAATGGGGGATGGTCCCCTACGGGCTCTAACTGCGGAATCAATATGCCGCCGTGTTAACAGGTATTTCATGATGCCATCTGTAGGCCTCCAATCCGGTCTCTAACTCGGCGGGCGACTTGCAAATGTAGATCTCACGGCCAGCCTGTGTGCAGATGCGTATAGATTGCGGCTCATCGTGAAGAACCTAGCGGATGGAAGCGGTCAAAGTAGTGCATTATGCGGCCTCCTTAATGGTTGAACTCGCGCTTGTCTCCGCCGGACGAGAGATTGCCTGTTTCTCTTGTCCCTGTTGCGCAAGTTCTACGTAATAGTCCGCTACAATCCGATCCTGCCAGCCGAAGTCAAACGTACTAACCAGCTCAGCTCCGCCTTTACCGCGCCATTCGATTTCCTTGCCGGCGCCTAGTGTCAGTTCATTCCAACGGTAAGGCCCGTCTGAGTATGTTTTGCTTGCGATTTGGTGCCCGTCACAGGTATCGTTACCGTGAGAAAACATGAACGTGCTGACGTCCTTGAGACTGTGCCACGACGGAATATGCGGATACAAATTCGAGCGCACCAGGTAATCGTCCGTAAAGTCTTCGAGCAATTCGTCCAGTTGCGTGAGTCCGTCGCCCCATTTATCGGTTGATTTACCGTCTTTGTCGTAGCCGATATCCGTTATTTTCGCGAAGTAGGCCGGAGGTTGCCCCGCTAGAAATTTGGCACCAAAGTCGGCTATATCTCCGTAATCACTGCGGAAATTCGATCCCCACCGCTTCTCTGCAGACGGAATGAGCGGAGTTCCTGGCGGCGCTTTCCGCACGATTAAAATTTGCGTTGGAATCGTTGTACCAGTTAGCGCGAACGTCTCGCCCGGCAACATTACAGTCGCTACGTGCCAACACGCTTGGTACAATAGCTGGCGCACTTTCTCCGCATAATTAGCGTAATTCAGACCCAGAGGAAGCACGAACGCAATATAACCGCCGGGCTTGACCGCTTTAATCGCAAGTTCGATGAACGCACACTCTGACTTGCCGCCGAGTCGGCCGCCTTTCTTTTTCGTCAACGTCACGAACTCGTCCGGTACGTCTTCGGCCGCGATATCGATACTAACGCCGTACGGAGGGTTTCCGATTACGTAATCGTAGTAATCACGACGGTCGAACCGGAACGCATCGCCCTGGATTACGTTAGCGTTCGGATATAGGAGCGACGTAACCTTTGCGCTTGTCTCATCGAGTTCGAGCGCAGTGACCTCCGCGTCTTCCGGCAGGTGTTCGATGAATACGCCGCTGCCTGCCGACGGTTCGAGAAAACTTGAGCCAACCGGGAACTTACCGTCGGAGAGACCGCGCAATGCTTCGATAATGAAGCGGGCAACGTGTGTCGGCGTGTAAAAGGCACCGCCTGCGTATGCATTCGGTAAGAGCCCGCCTGTTGACGTGTAGTTCTGGCGGAGAAAGTCGAGGTCCTCCGCCGTTATTTGTTCGCGTGGCTTTGCGATGATCGCCATGCTTCGGACGTTTCCGTCCCATCTTGCGCGTGATGCTTTTCCGATAAGTCAGCGCCTCCCTTCACTGCGTCCGCATACCCGGCCCAATAGCCCAACCGCTTGCCCATCGCAAAGCCCCGGTCGTACGCCTCCGCAACACGTGCGTTTAGTTCTGCGGATGTGTGGATCAAACGGCCTCACGCCTTCCTAGCGATAGATAACGCATTATCTCGTCAATCTGCGCGTACAGCTCCGGCAGGCCTGCGTCATTCACAACGGTAAAGTCCGTAGCGTATCCATCTAGCGCCGTTTCCGTTCCGTGCATGAGGTCCGCATAAGCGAAGCTGTCGCCGGACTTAATAGCGCGATCGATGCGAATTGCGTCCGGACACTCTACGCGGATAAGGACGTAACCCTCAGCGTTTAGGCGCCCGTACTCGTTTGGCTGGCGAACGTCAGAGATGACGGCGCGAAAATCAAAGCTACCGTAATACTGGCGCTTTACTTCCGCAAGGCAGCTCGTGATCCATATATCCTCCGAAACGTGCTCACGCATGAACTGTCCGTGAAATTGGTAGCCAGCGCGAGGTTTCGGTTCGCGCGGAATCTCGGGATATCGGCGGTGGAAATCGTCTTTTAACGGGTCGCCGAAAGCAAAGCGCGTGTATCCGCACTTGTCCGCGAGATAAGCAGCAACAACGTCCTTCCCTGCTCGGAGACGACCAATGAGACCAATGTTAGGCAGCGTCAACTTTATCGCCTCTCTTTCGCGTATTCTGTTGCCGCCACTTTTCACGCATTGCCTCGAACTCAGCCTCCGTTTGAAATTCACGGTTTAGCGCCTTGGCGTGCGCAAAAGTATTCGTATCCGTATCGTAAATCAACGCCCAATAGCGCACGTTGCGGCCAAACTTCGAATCAGGCAGCGTCCTGTAAAAACGCCAGAAGACGCGGAGCACCTTGGAAAGAACGTTTGTCTTAATCACTGCGAAGTATGCGAGGTACACGACCGCTGTGTAAGTCAGCGCGAGGACAACGAGCGTCGCGCAGGTGAAGCCGATCCATGTAAATACTATCGTCATTCCGCGGCCACCTCCGATTTGACATATTTCTCGACCGAAAACTTAACGCGAAACTCCGCCTTTCTCTCGTCACTAGCACGCCAACCAGCGAAGTCATCGACGGCACGCGTTACGGCCGCATTCGCCATTCCTTCTGTGTAGTAGGCTGCACGCTTGGTGTATTCGTATGGTGCGCCTTCGTAGTAGAGAACGTACACTGCGTGTGCTTGAGCCATCAAGCAGCCACCTCCTTCCGTGATCCGGCGCTGTCCTCAACTTCGCTCATGCGTGAGTCGTCGATCACTTTCGGATTCGTACAAGGCGCCCCATGCCGTTCGGCAGCGTCAAGGTAAACAAATCCGGAAATACCGCTGACGGTGCCGCGGAGTTTCTTTCCCTCTACCTCAGTCACCGGCATTACCAAGCGCTCACCGCCTCGGTTATCGAATGCTACGATATCCCCCACGCGAACCTCCGTCGGATTCGGCACGCTCAGATATTCCGCAGGCACTTGGAGTCCCAGCACACGGCGCAGCGCGATTGCCATACCGATATGTGCGTTGAATACGTTGTTTGGTGCGCTTTTAGCGATTCCTCTCGCCCAAATCGTCTTTCCCAGGAATGACGAACTAATTAGCGCAACTACAGTCCTTTTATCTCGATTAATAACGAACTCAACCGAGTCGTATCCGTCCGGATCGTAAATTGCCTTGGAACCGGGACTGTGGCAAATAGGTACGTTATACAGCTTTCCGGATAACAGCGCCTTAACGTCAGTCTTCGCATGCTCAACGATCTCGTCACGGAGCTGCTGCGGGGTCTTTTCCGTGTTACCGAATTTACATAGATCTTTCGCTAGAGCTTCGATTGATCCGGTTAGACCGCCGATGCCGACATGTTTCGGCTTACTTGCGAGCTCAAGCGCTTCGATACGCTCTTTCAATGCCGCCAGCTCGTCCGCAAAGCCTTCGTTAATGAGGGCGATGTCCAGGCGTGCGACACGGAGTTTATCCGCTTGATTGCGGACCGTTTCCTCAAGCGTCTGAAAGCGGGCGGCCAATGACGCAATGTTCTCCGCGACTTGTTCCGTTGCTGGCTTCGTGGAGAGCAGCGTTGTCGAAGCGGAATCTACCGGTTCGAGTACTTTGTACTGTGAGTTTCCGTTCACTATTCCGGTTCTCCATACGCCGTCTTCAGCGTCATATCCGACGTTCCCCTGTCCGTTAAAATCGATCCAACCGCCATCTTTCATTATCCCGACATTGCCGAGCGAGAACGCCCAATAATCAGCGTCTACCTTCGTGATAACAACACGCTCGCCCACCGCAGCCGGCCGATTGACCAAGCGGTATCTGACGTCGCCGATACGGATAATGTCGGTCGGTTCGAGGACTACGTACGACTCGTCATCGGAGTAGCGCGTAGCCCCTACTAAATCTTTAGTCACCGCATCCCCGGAGATGTCCAGTCGGAGGACTTCCGCTATAGTGCCTCTGGGGTAGTCGGTTCTAGCGCGAAGATTCTTAATCCGTTCCCCCTCGGCCGCCTTACGCTTAACCTCGCGATATTCACGCTGCAGGCCGAGTTCGTCGGTTAATACAGTAAAATTTAAAGTCATTCAAATTCCTCCTAATATTTTCCGATATAGTTAGAAAAGAAGATTGGTGGTTGGTAGTTTTGTTTTTGGACAGAAAGACACTGAGGAAATTAAAGAAGTTAAAAGATAACTTCTCTTCTTACACCCTTGAAGAGCTAGAACTATTAAGACTAAATCTGCTCGCTGCTGAGGAGAACAATAAGCAATTCGCGCTTACTGGAATCATGTTTACTGTGTCGATTGCCATCATCACTAATGCCATTATTCCGCCAGAGATAAAGGTTACCGGGCTGATGGTTCTACTTCTCGTAATAGGAGTTGGCGCCCTAATCGCATCAACTGCTACCAGGAGAGTTATTCATGAACGTGGAGTCGTAGATTTGTTAATAGAAGAAAAACGCAAGTCAAGTGCTCCTACTCCCCGGCGCGTATCTCCACGCGTAACTTCTTCTTACCGAAAATCAGGGCGTCCTTAACTTTCGGAATGTAAACGTCAATCTTACGCCCTTTAATTCGTCCTCCCCCGTCCGTACATACTCGATCGCCGACGCCCTCAATCCGCAGTTTAGTCCCGAACGGCAGTTCCTTCGGACACGCGGCCGTCACGCCTTCTTCGACCGGTTTACCCGACGCGGTAATGCCGGTACTTGGCGTGTAGTCATCGCCGACAGAGTACGCTGTAACCGCGTATATTTTTGCTGTCCGCTTTTTCACGTCTTTTGGCGAAGACTTAGCGGATACCTGCGTTTGTGCCTTCGGAGCCTTGCCTGTTGACTCCGAAGATACTTGCGCAGGCTTAACGTTCATATTAGGCGGAATTCCGTTAATCCCGGACAGTGCGATAATAAGCGATACTACTACGTGTATTAAGCCGCTGATGCAACCGCCTCCTCCCCGCCGAACAACTCGTCTATGCTGGCGATAAGGGCTGCGCGTGCATCGGCTGGCGTGATCTTTTCGAGCGAGGTGCTACAAGCCCAATCCGTCATTCCTCCGGCTGACTCGACCTGATAAGGGATGTCCGAGCTATCCACAGTAATTACGCGAACAATATCACCGTGATGGAACTCTTCGTTATACGTGCGGCTGACAACGCGCGCCCAGTCGCCAACTTTGAGCGCTTGTTCCTCGGCAAGTTGCGTTTCGAGGGCCGTGATCTCAGCGGTTAGAGCCGCGAGTTCGGTACGTTTTTGAGCGATGATTTCCGAAGTAGAAGGAAGAATACGTAATCCTCCTTCGTTGATGATAAAACGCTCGCCTTCCGCAGTCTCTACGATCCATAGCGTTCCCCAGCTAGGATTTTCATGGGTTCCTCTCGTCAGAAGCGTGACAATATCCCCGTTTTTCATAGCCTTGCGGCTATCTGTGCTATCGCTATTTACCGCAGCGTCCGGATATCCGTGCTTCTCCGCAAACCGTTTATACGTTGTATAGACTCTTCCTCGATTAATAACTTCCGCTTTTCTTCCGTCTTTTCCGGTGACTTTGCGGAATAATGTGATTTCATCGTCCATCTCCGTGTCTACTTCGTACACGTCACCGTCCAAGTCAGCGAAACTACCTTCCGCGCCGACGAGGTAAAACGTCCCCTGCGGTAGATACGAATAATCCCAATCACTCCGTACAATATCTCCGGGCTCGCCAAACCCTTCCGTCTTTACGTACCGCTTACCTCCGTACTCAATCTCCGTACTGCTTATCGTCTTTACTCCGCTTAATTGCGCCAAGATAACGCCTCCTTATTCGAAATTTACGTCAATAAAATCGAGCGTCCGCTTATCGTTCAGATCCGTTATAAGCACGCCTCGCTCACGGAAGTTAACGCCACTGTGAGCAGTTAACGTGTCGCCACCCGCTAACATAGCGCCAATCACTACGCCAGTGATTTCTCCACGTCGCGCCATGACTGCGGCTTCTTCGAGTACATCGGCGACCTTGTTAGGAAACGAAATGATTTCAGCGCTCATTAGGCGTCCTCCTTCGAAATTGAATACGGTGCGGGGACCGCGCGGTCTTTGTAGGGCTCAACCGCTATTTTCTCCCGCTCAACTACCGCAAATCTTGCTACCGAAAACGTACAATCCCGATAGGACCAGTAGCGGGCGACTTTCCGCGCCTCTTTCTCAGCGCGTTCTCGTGTTTTATACGTCCGGATTGCGCCGTCTTTCCGATACGGCCGCTCATCGATCAGAATTACGTAGATCGCATCGGTCAAGTTTTTCGCCCTCTTTCTAATTTCGTTTAGCGAACGCAGCGACTGCTTCGCATATTGATCCGACGCCAATTACGACAATGAAAAACGTTAGAAACGGATGTTCATGCGCCCATTGCGTCATTTACGCACTCTCCTTTCCGGAGCCCTGCGCTCCCTCATGAAAGCGCGAAACAACTCCGTCAATTTCTTCGCAGCCAGTACGCACTCGATTACGTAAGCGTAAAGACGAGTTAGTCCGTAGGCGGCCGCGCCGGTTAGAGCGATGAGTCCGATTAATCCGAGAACAAGCACCGCATAGTACGCAATTGCTACAATAATTACGGTCATTCAGCGCTCACCCCCGTATGTCCGAAGCCGCCAGCGCCCCGCTCCGACTCCGATAACTCCGCGACTACTAGGAACGTGGCGCGCTCGACCGGTGCGATTACCGCTTGGGCTATGCGGCCGCCTTTGCGGATGATGTACGTTCCTACTGGCACAGTGTCCTCCGTTAATACATTCCCTTGCGGGGAGCATCCGGTTCCATCAATCGTATGAAGTGCGTTGTGCCTAACGGTCCACAATTCGTACGGCTCATTCTCAAAGTGGTCGATTTCGTATTCTGGATGCGCAATGTTATCGACGATCACCGCAACCTCACCGCGATATCCAGAGTCAACGGTTCCGAGTTGAACGCGCAGCTTCGTATTCTTCGTTACTCCGGACCGTGGCCGTATCTGCAGCTCGTAACCATCGGGGATCTGGAACGCAAGACCCGTCGGAACGGCCTTCGTCTCTCCGGGCGCGATAACCACCTCTTCTACCGCTACGAGGTCAAATCCTGAATCGCCGGGCTTAGCGTATCGCGGTACGACCGCATCCGGATGTAGGCGCTTGATTTGTACGTTCATTCTACGTCCTCCTTCGAATAATTCCGTTAATAGACCGAGTTGCCTGCGCGCATTCTCCGTTCTATCCGCAACGGCCGCAAGCATCTCCGCCCGGTCAGCGCGTCGGTCCGCAATGAGTTGAGCCTGCGTTTTGTCTACGATTTTAACGGGGCTCATTCCCGCGCCTCCTCAAACGCGATGTCAGCGAATACTACAGCGCAGAAAAATAGTGCGAATCCAACGATAATACCGTCCGGGTCGTAGATACCGAAGATGTACGCGAAAAACAGAACCGACCAATATGCCGCAATTAGTGCGTTAAGTATCTTCATCTACGCAGTCTCCTTCGCGGACACGGCGCCATAGTCAACGTCAGTGTCGTCAATGACTTCGTATTGTTTGTCCGCAAGCCAACCGCCAAAGTCCGTTACAAATGCGTGATTTCCGTACTCACCGCCGTCATTTTCCGGAACTCTTCGTTTAAGCACCCGGTTTTCTCCTATACACCGCCCGGTAGTTCTGCGAACAACCGCACCCACTCGCGGCTCATCCGGCTGCGGCGCGTCAGTATACTCGGTCGGAATCGGCAGCCCCAACGCCTTTCTAAGCGCAATTGCCTTGCCGATCTCAGCGTGGAATACGTCACCAGGCGCACACTTGGCGATGCCTTTCGCGTCGGGCATATTTCGTTTATTCCGTCCGTGGTAAATAAGCGCTGTGACCGCACGCTTTTCGCGGTTAACGTGGAACTCAGCGTAGTACGTGCGATTATGGAACGGAGTTCCCTTCGGCAGGTCTGTCCATATATCGCCACCAATCCGAATCAACTCCGCCACGTCCTTACGCGCCTTCTCGATGACTTCCGCACGAGTTAACGGCTTGGACACCGGTACTGCGCTCACTCTCAGCTCTACTTTATCTATCTCCGCTAGAAGTTTGCGAAGGCCGTCCGCATTGTCACGCACAAACTGGCGGAAGTTATCGTAGAGCGGATCAGATTCGAGAACGACGTATTCGCTGTGTCTGATTCCAACACCTACGCCCTCAGCGAAGACAACGTTCGTCCAATTGCCGGGGAAACGCGCGGTGCTAACCGTGAGAATATCACCTACTTCGTACTCTCCACACGGCATGAATGTCTTGACAATCTTAATACGCTCGCCCACCGCTGCTTTGCGTTTAACTTCGTTATATTGCGTCTTCATATACGATCGCCTCCGTTTTGAGATTAGCGCGTGTGATTTGCGCTTATGTTGCTTAATAGAAGGCTCGTTTTGATTCCGCACACTTTTTCGCAAAATAAAAAAAACGGAGGGCAACGGAATTACTCCGCTACTCTCCGCTCTGTGTCCGCTAATCTAAGCCGGGCTTCCGCCAATCTCCGTTCATACTCCGCCGCCATTGCGCCATAAGTCGCGACAGCCCGTTCCAAGTTCGCAACCTCCTCGCGCTGGAACATGAGAAGGCGCTCGGCGACCGTTGCGTCCGGACGTACCCGCGCGATCATGCGGCAGCCTCATAGAAGATAATCAACGCTGAGAACAGCGCTCGGCCTGACGGTTCTATAGACTGGGCGTAGTGGAACTCCAATTCTCGCCCATCCTCGGAAACTCTATTAGCGTACTCATGAACCCGTTTCCCAAAGTCTTCGCCGTACCCGGATACATGTGCGGTACCAAGATATTTCCTCACGCCGCAACAACTCCTTCCGTATCTATTAGACCCTCACGAATCAAGTACGCCAGCGCTACAGCGCACGCGTCGCTATCATCGTATCCGGCTCGAAACTTGTAAGGACTACCGTCTGGACCATTAGGCAACCGAAGCCACTTACGTACAGCCGCCGCAACTTCCGGCTTCTCCGCCTTTCCATTTCCGGTTACGATTTTCTTAACGCTGGTCGGGCTCAGCGCAGGCTTCAGGTCTTCCGCACGGTAGCCGAACGCCAGTAGTGCGCGGTCAGCAGCCGCCCATGATCCGAATACGAGCTGCGTCGCCCGTTTATTCCGCCCGCTGGTAAAGTCCTCGCGAACCACGATATCGAACGGCCTATTTTCGTAAATGAATTGCGAGATAAACGACTCGACCGCAACATTCCGCACGGCATCCGTATCGTCTTTCGTTGTAGCCACGGACGAGGCCGCGATGAGATACGGAGTTCTATTCCGCACCTCGATCGCCGCAGCTCCGGGCGAAGACGATAAGTCTAAACCTAGTATGCGATACGCCGGTTCTTTACTTCGGTTCGTGGCCGATTGATCCGCCAGGGCTAACGCCTCCTTTGCGAAAAGTGTATACGCTGTTCGCCGTCTTAACCGTAAGGACGTCGTACCCTGCGATGCTCTCAACGCGAGAGGTCTGCAGGATCTTATTGTGATCGTCGCGATACACGAGAAGGAGCGCCTGGCCTACGTTAAGGTTCAGAATCTCTACGCGCTGGCCCTTACGCCGGGCTTCGCGATCAGTCGGAGTACCGCCGTGCGTGCGAATGGACTCGATAATGTACGTCAATCAGGCCGCCTCCTTCACGGCTCCGTGTTCCGCTCTAATCCGATGTATATCCGCTAGGGCTTGCGCTGGGCCACGCTTTTTATGATCGGGGAGGTTGGACCGCTGTAGGGCTGCGACTTGGCGTTCGATTTCCGCAAGCTCGGATGGCGATAGCGATAAGGCACACGCCTGCTTAAAATTGTTGAACGTCCACTTGTCGATGTCCAATTTCGGAGGCTCGCCCGCTTCGGCTGCCGCAACAATTCCCGCGAAGTGGTCGAGGACTTCCGTGCGCATTTCGTCCGTAATGTGTAGGCCGAACGCGAGAATATCCGGGCTCTTTTCGAAGTCCTCGGGCGTCATCTCCCACGCCTTCTTAGAGCCATTTACGTAGAGGATAACGTAGTAATCAAGCGGATCGGACGGCGTTCCGTACATCGCCGAGTACGTTATACACTGCTTCACGTGGTCCTCCTTCGGCCCCTTACGCGCGGAGAAGCCCGACGTCATCGAATACGTAGTCTGCTTCGATTTTACTTCGAGCCCAACGCGAATCTCACGCCCCAACTCCGGCACATAAACACGCATAATACCGTCACCCGTGCCGTAAAGTCCAAACGTCTGACCGGCGTGCTCCGCGATCTTCGATACCTTCGCAAACTCCTCAAACAGCGGCTCGCCGAGTCCGTTACGCTCGAACTTGAATGGAGGATTCTCGCCCATGTGCCGGGCATAATGCTGCTCTGCAAAGAGAACGTCCCGCTGAATCATGTCGCCGATTGACGTTCCCAGGCGCACCCAGCGTCCCTGATGCGGTGGACGTTCCGTCTGCTCCTTCTTGGCGCCGCGCATCTTTTCGTAGAGCCCGCGAGCATCCGAATTGGCGGCTGACGGAGAAAAGTACGGAATGCCGCGAGGAGGCCATACCTTGCGAGACTTGTCCGTTAGGTAATCGTAATACCACTTGTGGATCTGCGCATCGAGCGCGTCATCGTACACTTCTGGTGCGGAGTGCCATTGATTTAAGAATTGCGTAAAGTCCTGCGCGAGTTTATCTGCGATTGATTGCGATATGATGGCCGCCTCCTAATAGCTTTCGATTTGATAATCGTATATTCCGAGTTCTCCGTTGGACGTGACGAATGCGATCGCGTAGCAGTCAATGTCGTATCCTGCGCTATCGAAGCCGCCGCAATAAGCGTAATTACAAGTAATACCAAACCGCTCGCGTACCGCATTCACCGCGTGAACGAGAACGTCCTCCCCCTCAATATCCGGATTATGCTCGGCCTCTTCAATTGCTGCATCAATTAAGTCAATCACTTTTCCCGTTGTCATTTACGCAGCCCTCGCGGAAATGTATTTAATAACTGTGACTTCTTCCGGGACGACTTCGTCAATACTCACACAAAAGTCGCCGCCTTCTTGGCACTCGGTCGCAGGAACTTCGCGGCAGATACGGAAATGCGATACCTGTCCGTCCGGCTGCTCAACGCGATATACGTTTGTCTTAAAGTTCGTCCATCTACCGCCGTCCTCGAACTCCTCATCTACGCACCCAACCGCATAACCTTCAGGTTTGTATGCGCCAAGTATCACGTCAACCGCCTCATGCGTTTCGTCCCACGCCTGACCCTCGTATTCATCTCCAATCAACTCGCGCAACTTTGCAATAACGTTTTCCATTTACGCAGCCTCCTTCGGTTTCTGTTTATCAAAATCCCACGCGTCAGCGCGGTACTCTTTCATCCAACGCGGTTCGATCACCGTATCACACTCAAGCGGACAGGCAAGCGTAACCGTATTCGTCATAATGTCGGTATACAGCGCAACAGCTTCCGGCGTTACCTGCTCGATCGGCGCGGCGTGTTTCTGCTCGTCGTGCAAAGTCAACGTAAACTCCCATCCGCGACCAAGCGTTAACTCGTAATAGCCGCGGATCATGCAGAATTTAAGAACGTTCGCGCCCGAGCCTTGAACTTCGTGATTGAACGCCGCCCGCTCATCACGTCCGGTTAAGCGGATAAGCTGCCAGAATTCGTTGCGATCCGCCGGTGAAAGCTTGTACGTCTTCTTGCCGAGCTCCAGATCGTTCTTATCGCGAATGCCAGCTCGCTTCATCAATACGCAAAGACGCTGCCAATTCTTTCGATATTCCGGGAATCTGCGCTTCTGTCCCCATAGTGTCTGCGTCCATCCGTGTTCCCGCAAGTGTTCGAACGAGGCGTTAACCATCGTACTAAAGCCGGGCAGGATTTCGTCGAACTTCGCATAGGCGCGCTTCGCTTGTTCCTCCGTGACACCGCGCTTAACCGCAGTCTTAACGAACTGGTCTTCGGCCTGGCCGTAACCTTTCGCGAGAAACATATCCTTCGTCAGCTTACGGTAAGGAATCGAAGTAAGCCCGGCTTTATACGCACTCTCGAAGCATAACTCGCGAGGCACATCGAACATCATGGATGCAAACTCGACGTATGGATCGAGACCGGCCCGGTACATATCCGCAAAGGTTGGATCACCGTGTTCCGTCTCCATTTTGTGCGCCTGTAGCCGCGGCTCAATGGACGAGAGGTCGCTGCCGAGGAACAGACGGCCTGACGGAGGAATGAACATGGTCCGGACCTTCTCGCCCTCTTTCGTGCGCGCCGGAATGTTCTGGACGTTGGTTCCTTTCGCGACTTTCTTCTCACCACAATCGACCAACGCACGCATAGCCGCTAAATAATTCGTATCAGTTACGGACTCCGGCCGCAAATCATTCGGCTTACCCGAGTACCCCTTCGAGCTATACCGCCCGGTTGAAACGGTATCGAGCTGCGTGTGTAAACGACCGTCAACGTCGAGCGCCTCCGGAATCTTATCGATGTACGTGCCGAGCAGCTTCTCATACGCAGATACGAGTGCGAGTGGCTTGAGTGCTTCCTCTTCCTCAAAGTAACGGTCGAGCACGTCCTTTGACACCGCGCGTACCTTCGATTTGTCCTTGACGATTTGCTTCGTACGATCCGTGATTCCGAGGTGATCGTAAATCAGATAGCGCAGATGGTTGTCGTTCGTGAACGAAAACTCCTCGATAAATAGCGGCGCATGTTCCTCGTCAGCCGGCGCAAGGACCTCCGCTTCCAACTCCGCAAGCTTGGCGACAGCGCTCGTATATTTCTTAAGCGTCGTTTTGCCGGTCGCTTCACACTCCGCAATAGTTGCACGCTGTTTCCGCTTCGCTTCCTCGTTACGGACGATCCTCTTACGCTGGGACTCGATCCAATCCGCAATCTTCTTCGCATTAAGTGTGCGGTCCATCTTACGGATAAACGCCGGATCGTTAACGCCGTATTCCTTCGCGACGTCCGCCTGAGCCTGCGCAAGTCTCGGCCGCAGCTCATCGCCCAGCGCTTTGAGTCCGTCCAAGTCAATGACGAAGCCTGTACGCTCGATATTAACGTTGACTTCCGTTAGATACTGCCCAATCTCGAAGTATGCGGTCGCCAGGTTATCCGTCGCAATAAGGTTATCGATCTGCCAGCGCGTAAGCCACCAACCTTTAAGTACGTCCCATATCGCGTATATTCCGACGAGTTCGATCGGATGAATCATAGGCGACTCGTTCTGAAACAGGTCCTCAAACGTAAAGTCCGGGCAGTCGACGCCGATTGCTGCCTTGTACTTCGTTATCAGCGGTTTCAGACTGTACGTAGGTTCATGATCGTTAAGCGTCCGCATAGCTTCGAGCGAGTCATATCGGATACCTTGCGGCTTGAGTCCGTCATTAAGCAACATCGCCAAGTCAAACGGCGCGTTGTGGAACGATTTAATCTGCGAAGGAAGCGACATAAAACGCTCGATCGCGCCAAGGGCCGCCGACCGCGTACACTGCTTCTCGCCCGTTAAGTGCCCGTAAGCTACGTAATAACCTTCGTTCAAAAGCGGAAGCCACACGGAGTAACCGCCGGTCAGGTCGATCATTTTATCAACGCCGGATGTCTCCGTATCCCAAACGGTCAAGGACTGCGCGTCGGGAATCGTTATGCCGCGTTCAGCCAGCTTCCGTTTAATCAGCGTATTGTTAAAAAGCGCGAACACCTTCGCGAACCACTCGTCGCCGCCCTGCAGCCGCACCTCTTCACGCAATCGTTCAACCATTCGCGGCAGCTCCGCGTCGTCAGTAATCACGTAAAAGTTATCCGGTTTCGTCCGCAGCGTCTCCGCAATCCTCTCCGCACGTTCGGCCGATTGTTGCTCCGCAAGTATTCGCTGTCCTGCCGCAATGACGTCCGCTTTCGTGACTTGCCCACCGCCGGAGCGGAGAGACGGATAATTGCCTGTTTTACCCGTCTCAATTACGGCATTTACGAGTTGACGCTCGCGGTCCGTTAGTGACATGCGACTAATGCGTTCAACTGCTTCGGCCGGCGTCTCTTCCGCCGCTTTCTTGCGTTTGGCTGCGTCCTTAACGCGTTCGGCTGCGGCGTCATCAACGGTCGGCGAGCGAAGATTTAGCGTTAATTTAACGTCCAAAGTACGCCACCTCCCGGTTTATTAAGCTGCGTTCTTTTCGGGCTCGGTGCGGTCAAAGCGCTGTTCGACCGGAACGATCAGGCGGTGGCTTGACGCGCGGTCCGTACAAGTACCATATCCGGTTTTATCCGCCCATTTAACGACAATTCTATCGCCTTCTATGCGGAGCACCTCTGCGAAGCCTAAGTGTAGGCAGCCCGGAAGAACCGTCAAATCGCCCGCCTTATACTCGTTCACCTTACGCCCGATCTTCGACCAACGCGCTTCCTCTTCGTGCTGAGCAGCTTCTTCCGCAGAGAGTTTCGTTAACTCCGAAGGATCTGCGTTCCAAATTGACTGCGCCGGAAAGTCAACAATGACACGTGTATCCTCTACGCGACGTATCGTTCCAACGTCTCCGTTCTCTACGCTGCCCCAACTGTACCGAGGACGTTTTCCGTCAGGGACCGTAAGCTTAACCGTATCGCCCGGAGCAAACTGTGCGAGAAGCTTCTTACGTTCGATCTCCGCCAATTCCTCTGCGCTGACCTTTTCGAGTTGGTCCGGCTTGGCGTATCCTGCTCCGCCAGTCGGCTTAGTAATACGGATTCTCTCGCCACTGTGTAGTGAACACTTGGGATCTTTAACTTCGTAGATCTCTCCGTCCATAAATCCGTTTAGTGGGTGCTTGTCGCCTCCGCTAACCAGCCGCACCTTATCGCCAACTGCAAATTCATTGCGTGGGTCAAGCGCGTCTTTAGCTGCGGCGACTTCCGCTTCGGTTGCTCGGACGAGTGCGAATGGGCGCGCCCAAGCTGTTCCGCCTACGATATGCCCGACGATTGTTCGTACTCTATACGGAACAGCGGACGAGTCCATCTCGATAACCTCGACGATATCTCCGACCCTCGCGTTAGATGAAATCGGATCGTCCTCGCTGGTTTTTTGGTCTGCGACTACCTTCGCGTAATCCCCGACTTTCAGGCGTTCAGGAATTCGCGCAATTTGCGACTGCTCCGCTACCTTTTCGTAGACATCAAAACTGTCCCCCGCCGTATCGTAACTATCGCCGTCTTCATCAGTAATCTGTGCGTCACCACACGCGTCAATTTCATCAACGAGGTAGAACGCTCCCTCATGTACGAATGAAGTCGCATATGCAGTAAACTTTATGATATCGCCCGCCCGCGGCTTGCGGTCAACTTTGCGGTACTTAACGGATTTACCGTCTTCGCCTCTTACCTCTACGTCCACATTCGGAATTACTACGTTCAATTTCGCCATTTAATCGGTCTCCTTTGGGCGCTCGTAGGCGCGTTTATTTGGAATTGCGTAGCTACCGTTACTAAGCCGCGATATAATCCGTCGGTCCCGCCAACTCCGTTTCACCAACGTTTACCGCGTAAGTAGCACGGTCCAACTCGATCGGCAAGCGAACCCAGCGTCGCTCGGCGCTTGTCTCCGTCGCCCAGTACTCAGATTGCTCGTTGTTCTCGAATACGTAGACCGTAGGCAACCCGCCATCTTCCGATCCCATGACACCGATAAAGTAATCAGTCTCGGATAGCGTATACGGCTCTCCGTTACCTTTTCGTCCGTTAACCACGAGATCGCCGCGTCGGTCTGTCCGCACCTTAATCGTCTTAACTTGGAACGTTTTCCATGCGCGGCTAACCGGATCTCGTGCCACGATATCGAACGACTCGTCCGTGTCCGTTGTGGCTACCGTCCATCCGTTAGACATGAGTGCGAGCCGAGCCGTCATTTCCGAGTGCTTCCCTTTAACTTCGTTTATGTGTGCGATATTACCGCTTCCCTTCGTTATTGTTTGGTGTTCGGCTTAAAACGGCAAATCATCTTCGGAGATATCGATCGGGCCCTCTACCGTTGAATGTGCGGAGCTTGACGCTGCTGCTCCGATCGACAAGCCGAGTCGCGCGATATCGAAGCCGGCGACAACGAGATTCTTCGTTTGCTCCTCTTCGTCGGCAACGTACAAGCACGTCTCAAACTCCGCCAGGTCGAACGGCTTCTCTCCGACTTTGGCGAAGTTAGCACGCTCGGCTTCCGTTAGGTCTTCGTCCATATCAATGATCGGAGACAGCGCGACAACCGCATTCGTACTCGAACCGGTCTTCGTCAGCTCGAACGCAATGCTACCGAGCTTCTTCGCATACTTTTCGATTACGGCCTTAAGCGTCTTCTCTTGTTTCGGGCTCAAGTCGACTACGATATCTTTGCCGGTCGTTAGGTCGAAGAATGCGCGTAGAAACCGCTGCTTGCCGCGATACAGATACGCTTCGTCCGTGATCTTCTTGACTGCGTCCTCACTGGCGCCGGCATCCTTCGCGGCTTTAGCGTCAGCGTAGAGCAATTCCGCAGCGCGATCCCATACGGTCGGATTCGCGTCGATGAAGCCGCGGGCATTGCGTGTGGCCGGATTCTTCGGCACGAACGTGTTTACTTTCTTAAAAACGCTGTAGCCGTAGTACTCCGCGACGTCTTCGATGGACTTGACGCCGACCTTATACGATGAGCCGGACTTGAACGAGGTGATCGGACTTTCCTTCGTGCCCCCGTCGTTGTTCGTTGCGGCCACCGCTGCTGCGCCAACCTTCGTAAACATAGACATTCGATCACGTTCCTTTTCAATATGAATAGTCGGATAACTTACGACGCTCCGCCGGGCGTCCGGACAATCTTCTACGTCCGCAGCACGGTACTAACGTCGGCCCACCCGGCGGCTCTTCCCACTAGCGAAGCGAGAAGAGACCCGTCCAGAATCGTTAATACCGCGCTGCCGGCGTAGATTCCGGCTTATATGATACGGAGAGCGATACGATGCCTTCCGCGAGATATGTGACTTCGCGACGTTCCCGTTTTACCTCGGCCGCTAATTCGCGCAGTCTTAGTTCGACCGCGTTCAGTCTTGCGCTAAGTGCTGCAGCTCGTTGTTCGGAGCGCGTTTTTAATAATGCGAGTCGTAGGTCAATCTTTTCCGATTCAAGTTCTGCTTTAGCGCGTACAAACTCACGCTCGGCCTCAAGAACCTTAGCCTGTTTCTTCCGAAGCTCTTTAGCCGCAACCTCAACCAAGCACTCCGTAGCAAACCGCGGCATTGACGCATATCTCACCGTCATGACGTGGTTTTCGATAAGGTCAACGAAAAATATAACCTTTCCGTTTACAAACATCCGCGCTTCGTTTCCGTCATCCGCAAACGAGTTACATACGAACCTTGCGGACTCCATACGTTCGTTCACCCATTCGGTAACTGTGTCGGGCTTGACGCCGAAACGTTCATTGACTCGTTTTGACGCGTGAATAGATACCGTCCAGATCATGCGATACGCACCGCCTTCGCGCTATGTCCATACGGCAGGTAATCCGCTGGATCTTCGTAATCTTCGAACGAACCGTTATATAATAGGAAGGTATCGGACGGGCATCTGCGCTCGGCTGCGGATAAATCCGAAACTTTATGCGTTTTATTGCGTAAATATTTATGATTAACGTGTTTCATATCGGGAACCTCCGGTTAAAAGTAATTTAGGCGTACTTAAATAAACGTTGACAACCCGAAACTTTTTTCGTAAGATTGAAAACGAAAGTAGTATAAATGGAAACATTTAGGCAACACTATACATATAGAATCAATTCACTGTAATCTTTACCTCTTGATTTATGCTTTTAAAAATGTGTTATACTAAATGTGGGGCCGAGAACGGATTCGTGCCTGAAACTCCGTTCTCGTTAACCCTAGTTAAACTGCAAGATATTCGTTTAAATCACCGAAGCGATTGGCGTCGTAACGGCGAGATAGTTTGCGAAGCTTGCGTTTAACGGTTTCATGATGGATACCGATTGATTTGGCGATCGCGGTATCCGAGGCGCTGGCTGGCGCTGTTTTAAATGCTTCGACGATAGCAGTCGTCGTGGCGTCGGGAGGTCCCGAGTGTATAAGGAAGTCGATCAGTTGGCGCTGGTCGGCTTCTTTTTTTCGCATCCTTTGGAATACTCTTTCCTCAACGAACTCTGGCTCAGTGCAGGGCTCTAACGTTGGCGCGCTATTTCCCCGTTCCTCACTCTTGTCCGCATCGATCAAGTTAAATACGTTTCGGTGGTAACTACCTTCCTTAGACTTAATAAGACGAATAGCGGCTTGTTCTAAGAGCCTATTTACCCAACCATTCAACGAGCATCCCTTGGATTCATCGAATGTTTGAAAAGCTCTCCATAACTCCTCATTCAAGCAACTGATAAACTCCTCACGGGGAACACGGCTCCTTAAGCTCCTTGCGTGACTAATTGCTTTTACAGCAGGTTGGTACTTGTTAAAATAATCCTCAAAGACCATTCGCAAACCTCCTTTTGACTTATACTTCTATATAGAAAGTAAAACTGAGACTCGCACAAATATTACTAAAAATATGTTAAGATAAATTTATGGAAATTAATCCTGGAGGCAGACGATGGAGTTTAAACTCGGTCGCTGTCGCCTTATAGAAATCTTGAATGAAATCAACTGGAAGCAACAAACTCTAGCGGACTACACAGGTATTAACAAAGCATTAATATCAAAGTATGCTAACGGGAATCTTAAAATCTCCTATCTGAACTCCATCATTATTACTGACATAATTAATGAGAAGACAGGTAGCAACTACAGCCCGCGTGACTTGTACGTTATCCTGCGAAAGTAGTTCAAAGATAGGCGCAGCGAAGGCGAACTTTTGGTTTGCCTTAGAGTAAAAGTTTCCATTTGTTCAACCATTTCCATTATACGACAATTTCCGTCATACTGTCATCCTTAAAAAAGGAAATTCGGGAGCTAATGTTCGTATTTTGCTAACACCCACACCTCTAGCCTCGTTAACGTCCTTATATCCGCGTAGCACAAGAGCGATACTTATCCGCACCTTCCCTCGTAAAGCGTTCACAACATCGTTACGCCACCGTCTGCCCGCTTCGTCATTGTCCCGGACTATTACGATCTCCTCGATTGGACTGCGCAGGATCAAATCCCGCTTCTTCTCGTTAAACGCTGCGCCACCGGTTGCAATCGCAGGTATTCCCATCGAACATAACGTTAACGCATCGATCTCTGCCTCTACGATTGCTGCGCGTTTAATACTACGTTGGTACACGACGTCAATTCCGTAGATTAAATCGCGAATAGGTGCCCCGTTTCGAGCGTACCAGAAGCGCTTATCCCGGGTCGACCGGTACTTTACGTTAAGCAAGCGTTGACCGTCCGGTGTTGGCGCTACTCCCCACCACGGCAAGATTACCGCTTTTGCTGCCGGATCATAGCTTGTCCGATGAAGGCGCTGTACCTCCGCAGAGATTCCGCGGCTCAGCAAATATTCAGAGACTTGCGGTTCAAAAGTTATGTCTAACGGTTTCTTACATACCCTGGCATCTGGATCTGGGAGTCTAATGTGTATGTATGTGCCAAGGTCTCCGTGGCTGCCTTTGTAAATGAGTTCCGCCGCTTCCTCGTCTGTTATGTTCAAAATAAAGCTTATCAACTTTTCCGGTGGGCCTGCACGCCAACGTTTCTCCTTTGCGCCCCAGTCGTTCCACCACCCGTATCTATCCGAAGATGGATCGAGGTTAACCGAGAAGGACGGCGTGTCGTCCCCGGGTCTAAATGGCGAGCTCGCTTCAAGTTTTAGAGGGTGCCAGCGGGGATTGCGCCAAGGATAGTGTTCAATGTGACGTAGGATATCCAACTAATCACACCCTTTATTTATTTTCTGCCAAAAATCCGTGCATTTCTTGTTCTTTTTTCCCAAAGGTCAAAGGCCGACTTCATTTCTAACGCAGCCTCTTTGGCTTGATCTTCAGATAGGTGTTGCATCTTCCTCCTTAACAACTGATAGATAGCTTCCCCAAAGTCCTCAGATTCTTCCTGAACGGCATCGAAGCTATTACGAAAGTCCTCTAAAGATGCAGCAACCTCTTTAATTCCTTGTAAAATCTCTTCTGTTGGATCGGCGTTTTTTTCAGTGTAGACCCGACCAGCTAGAGCAAAAAAATCAAATTTATCAACGTTTAATGTCTCAGCTAACCGCTCAAGTGTCCTGTCTTCTGGTAACTTTACTTGCCCCCTTTCAAGCTTACTAAGTTGGGACGGACTTATTCCGGCAGCTTCCGCAAGACCTCTCAACGATAAACCTTTACGTTTTCTACCTTCCTTGATAAATTCGCCTAATAATAGTGTATCCAAGCTAAGCCGTCTCCTTTTATATAAATCTATTAAATCTTTCGTAGTGCTATAATATTCCAAAATGTTTCTTGTGTCAACACACTTTGAAAAAGATTGCCTGATTCAATGTTTCTGAACAGGAAACATAATATAAGACGTAACATATTACGTAATAGTAAACTTATACATTACGCCAAAATTAAAATCCACTTACAAACTGCCCTCTGTCTCCCCCGCTATCAACGATCTCCCGAACGATACCGAAATTCGGTAAATACACGATTTCTACCCGCGTATCTTCCCCACCGCTACGACCCTTCGCGAGTTCAATAATCCCACGTCCTTCCTGCGCCAGAGTATCGATGGCGAACGTATTGGCCGCGTCCTCCAGGACCGCCTTCGTCTTCTTGATTTCAGCACGCTTCGGCGGTTTCATCTCGCGTACGCCGTCGTCGCCCTTTTCGTTCGGATTCTCATCAGCCTGCGTGATTACATGAAGCGCTGTCCTCGTTCGCCCGGCCATTAGGCGCAGTTTTTTCGACGTAGCTGCCGCGTCTCCACCCGCTGTTTTAGATGTATTCGCCTCGTAATCCATGTAATAGATCGGATCGACTACGGCTACATCCGCGCGCACCTCGTTAATATCCGCCTCAAGCTGGCGCACGGAGCGGTCCGTAAAGCCTTCGTCATCCGTAGCGCGTAAGATAATGCGGCCGGGTATTTGCTCGTTGAGATTACGCAGGAAATCCGCGAGCTGCTGTTCGTACTCTTCCGGTAGGCGGCCCGTGAGCATCGCACGATTATCAAAGCCTGCTTCGTAATCTACGCCGGCAATCTGCGCGGTGAACGTACCTGCCTTTGCGGATAAGTACGAGAATGCACGAGCCAGCCACTCAAAGCGTGACATCTCTAGTGCGTAGACCAAAACAACGGCTCCCTGCAGCGCAGCTTCGATCGCCTCTACCATGACGATAACGGATTTGCCTCGTCCGGATCTTGCGTACCACGTATACATGTTTGACGATAGGTAACCGCCGATCTGTTCGTTAATTGCCGCGAAGGCCGAAAGCCATATGCGGTAAGATTCACCGGCTTTGCGTGCGCGGTATTCCGCTAGAAAACGGTCCGTTTCATTGGATATATCACCCAGTATACGAACACTTGTTCTTGTTTTTAGTTTAATTCCTTCGACAGTATTCGTCAACCATGTAATAAACTCTTGCGTATCAAGCGCTTGGAATTTCTTTGACACCTCTGACTCAAGACGCCTTCCCGTTTGTTCGTCCACTTTTCCGTTGAACAACTCGGCAACATTACGTTTCCCCGACGCATCTTTTATCCGCTCGGCTAAGTATGCAAAGGAGTCGGTTACGCCTGGTATATACGTAATGTCCGGACACTCAGCGGTGAGACTGGCGTACGAAGGGGCCCGCCCTCCGTTATCCCGTCCGTACTTAATAACGAAATCATACGCCTGTTTCTCACCATCTGTCAGGAAATCATCTCGCGTGATTCCGTACTTGTCCAACGCTGAAACTTCGCCGGTGTCTACGATCTTTGATATTAGCTGCTCGCCGTATACAGCCATCTACCGCTCACCTCCGATTCTAATCTAAGTAGTGTAAAGTTTACTAACCTCAAATTAGCTGATTTTTAATTTTTCGTGCAATGTCTGTCTTACAAATTATCTTACAAAAAAGACAGTCTAAACAGGTCTCAACAGGTGTATACCCATGTATTAAATTACTTATATATCCATTTATTAATAAGATAGTAAATTTTTTTGACTCTCAAAATATAGGTTGTAAGACAGGAATGCTCGCTTATGCTCCTGTTTACTTAAAATTTCATTTTCTCATTCCTCGCTTGCTCTCGCCCTTAAACGGAATCACTCCGCACATATCCCGCACACGGTCCGCTAGCCGTTTGTCAAACACCTGGGCAAGCTCTTCGATCGGAATGTTGCTCGTATAGATGGTCGGCAGCGCACTAGCTACGCGATGATTAATCACGCCGTGCAGGTCCGCCCGAAACGCTTCGGACGCCGACCGTACGCCAATATCGTCGAGTACCGCAAACGGAGCGGCTTTGGCGCGCTGCTCCATTGCGTAATACTCTGCGGCAAGTGGCTCCGCGGTCTCCTGCGGCACGTGACTACGGTTAAATCCGAGGAATAACGTCTGCCATGCGTTAACGTCGAGAAAGTACGCCGGACGTTCCAACGCTTGCCTGTTGCGTTGGAACGATCCGATATAATGGCGCGTGATATATTCGTTAAGGATTGCGGCCGCTGACGTGGTCTTACCGGTGCCAGGTTCGAGCGAGAATAGATATAGCGATTTGATTCGCTGCCTGTCCGAAGCAACTTCACCAAACTGACGCTGGAAAGTGTTAACGTACGAATCTATAACCGTATAAGCCTCCGCCTGATCTGTGCGTACTGGCGAGTTCTGCAGCGTGACGAGCCGATACTCTTCCGGCAAACCTGCGTTTGCTATCCGGCCGCCTGCTCCGTTATAGCCGTGACAAGCGATGTAAGACGAGCAGAGTGCGTTACACTTATTGGTGCCAGCAAGAGTACAGTGCATTGCTAATATACAGTTGTCTGCGTGTGTCCTCGAACCCATTGCGTTCCTCCTTCGTAATTAAGTTTAGATCGCGGATGGATTGGCGTAAATCCGAGTAAATACTTATTCGCGTGTCTAAATTGCGAACGTCACAACCAACCCGCCAGCTCCTCCGTGCTCATCCCGCCATTAGCCGGCCTTGCCTCCGCCTGCTCTTTCCGCTTCATCTCCGCCAGCACCTGCGGCATAATCCGCGGTAGCATGTACGCAATCAGAAAGCCCGCTGTCAATTGCGGATATTCTGGACTCGGCCGATACTCCGCGAAGGCTCGTTCAATCGTCTCGCGTAGAGCTGCCGGACCGTAATCTGTGAGAGCGCGCTTGATTACGCCCTGCTCGAACGCCCAACCGCGGAGGGGAATGTACGTATCGACACCGAACTTCTCCGCATTTAGATCGATAACCATTGCGTGAACAGTACGAACATTCCAGTGCTCAAGCGGGAGGTTACGCCAGTCCTTGCGTTGCTCAGCGGTTATTTTAGGACGCGGCATCCGCAGGCACCTCCGGAAATAGAATCGGCTCTAAGTCGCGAACTAATCGCCTGGCGAAGGCACGATCTTGGAATACCGGAAGACCAACGCATTGACCTCCGTCCCATCGTGCGCAGTCATTCCGCGCCTTTTGGTATACGGTCATTACGTGGTCGCGCAGGGTTTTCATTTCTGCGTAATATTCCGAAGCCCTTGCGCACTGTTCGTCGTGTAACGCACGTAGTTTACGGTACGACTGTTTTTGTCGCCCAACCTCCGCCTCGGCCGCTATTGCCCGCCGGATTGCGTGCGGCCAGCCTTCGCGGGATTCGAGAATAAAGCGTTCATCCTCTGGTTCAATGTCTACGTATACCGCATCGTCTCCCCTTGCGCTTATGACTTCCGCAAAAGTGTCGGTGTTAACAACTGCGCATTCATATTTCGCGAGTCTCCGCCAAGGTCCCGGCGTTGCCGCCTCGCATATCGCTAGGTCTGCCGCCAAATCCCGTTTAGTTTCCGTTGTCATCCGTCTGACACCTCCGATTATAAAATGATATGCGTAAATAGGTCGAACGCCAAATTCGTCCGTTTTGTCTTCCTGAATCTATTTTCGTGTACCTTCGTTTGTGTCCAATTTTTCCGACTTAAGATCGGTTTTCATAATCACGAGATCGAATAATTTCCGCTTAACTACGATTTTTCGTAACATCTCCGAATTTCACGCAAACGACGCAATCTCGTTTATGCTCCGTTTATCTCGGCCGTTCGCATATTTTCATTATTATATTGAGAATTGCCTCACTGCTGATTTCATATAGGGAATCCCGCTATGATCCACATGAATATGAGTACTACGGATAGGATAGGTCCGAAAATGATCGTTAGTACGAACGTCCCTAATTTGATGGCGGCGAACACCCAGACAATGAACGCTAGAAGTAATCCCGTAACAAAGTAGATAATTGCGGCTTTCTCAAGAAACGGAACTGCACGCTGAATTACTGATTTAAGTACGCTCATTTAAGCGTTCACCCCTCCGATTTTTATTCCGAGCGTGTTGAGCGTAAATTCAATACCAGCGTCATATCCTTCTGCGAATTCGGTATCGGACAGTTCTGCGTACTCTTCACGTATCGCAGCGTAAGCACGTTCCTCCTCCGTCAGCTCCCGCTCATATCCGTTAACCAACGTGGCCAGCAGCGTGTCGAACGGAATTGTCTGCATCGTTTTTGGTATCGTTGTGAAGTCCGCCGCCTGTCCGCAGGGCTATAGAGATAAGTCCAGCATTATCGTACTCCCTAACGCGTAACTCCTCGATAACGTTCGCAACCTCTATGGGAATAGTCGGTTTCTTAACGTCACTCATTTCGCGTCGCCCCTTTCGTTGTAATAATCGAGAATATCGTCAACTGTTTCGAATGTTCCGTTCATTCGCTACCTCCTTCGTCATTTAAAGCGTATCAAAAATCGTGGGGGATTTGGGGGAATAAATGCGGTGTAAATGCGGTGCTTCCATTCTAACTGCTCGTTTTCAGCGCATATCAGCGTCCTTCCCCGTTACCCTACCGAACACCCTGCCACAAGCCCTACGCGCCTAATTTAACGGTAATTTCACGCTTAAACCCTGCGTTAATAGCTTCGGCTAACCTCTCCGACTCCGCACGGATAAGCTCGGTAAACTCCGTCAGCTCTTCCGTATCACTGTCGGCTGCAGACGCGATTACAACGTGATTAATCAGCGCACTGAGGCCGCCCGGCGTATACGAGTAATAGCCTGCGTCCGGCCAGGTTTCGCGGAGCTCCGGAGACGGAACGCCTGGTTCAGGCTTGTAGCCGGGCGCTTTCGTGGGGTCTACGAGCTTGCGCTGTTTGAGGATGAACTGCGTCCCGTCCGTTGTTAAGCGGTAGTTGGCGTTAAGCTGTACGTTTAATTTAGACATGCGTAATACCTCCGTTTCGATTTTTATTAAGCGGCAATTTCGAACTCTGCAGCGCAGTCTTTACGTAGACGGGTGATAAGCTGCGTAACGCGCCCCTGGCTGACTCCGATTACTGACGCGATCTCGCGATTTGTCTTACCGGCTAGTAATAAGCGTGCGATCTGGCGCTGTCGTTCCGGCTGCTTACCGATAAACTGGGCGACATCAACGTGGCTAACATCATCAACTCTCGCGAAGATACTAGCGTCATTGTCCACGTTGTCGATCGGTGAGGCAAACCGGGCCTTGGCACACATGGCAGCATTCTTCGCTCTATTCACGCTAATGCCGAGGCTCTCCGCGATCACTTCCGGGGATGCGTCTTCAAGGTTGTCGGTGATAACTTTGCGCGACAATTCGACCAAGCGCGCGGGGATACTAACGTCGCCCACCTTATCGCGAAAGTAATTCTGGATGCGGCCGCTTATTTGGCTATAAGCGTACGTTCCAAACGTGATTTTTGCGTCGTTATAGCGGTCGTAAGCGTTTATGAGTCCGATACTCCCCTCGCCGATAATGTCCGCTAATTCCACGCGAAAAGCACGGGAAACAGTAACGTAACGGCTCGCGACCTTGTGGACGAGCGGCAAATTGGCGGTAATGAAGTCGGCGCGAGATAGCGGACCGAGAAGCGGGTTATCGGGAAAGGTGCGGGTTGGTGCGTAAGTCATCGTGGGGCCTCCGTTTCTTACGGGCGGCGCGCGGCCGGGTCCGTTAGGGTTTTTCTTCTTCGAATAAACTTCTTCGCGTATCTAATCCATCAATATCTTATCTAGGAACGCTAAGTGTTTCGTTATTGGTTTATTTATTAATCGTCTCGCAAGGAAATTTATTTCCGAAGCGATAGAGTCTTAAATCATTCGGTATTATTTATCTAGTTCTTAATGGCTCTAGTTAATAGTGATTATAGTTAGTGCCACATTTACCAAGTTGGTGATCACCATGTCGGTGCACGCGGACATGGACTTAGCCGCTATCAAGAGCACCTGGTTCCGCATTGAATATCGCAAGCTGACTGATAGGAAGAACTGTATAGCGCGTATTTTCCCAGCGCCCACTCCCCTCGCCCCTTTTTCTAATTGCGCGAATCACTGGATGCCCCCGCCACCGATAGTTTACGAGATTACGTACGTACTTGTTCGCTGTCTGTCGGTTAACTCCGAGGTATCGCGCAATCTGCTCCTGCGTTGGATAGCAGTTACCGGCCGCATCCATAAACGAAGCGATCACGCAAAGTGTCGTCCAATTCTGGGCGCCCATATCCGCTATGAGACCCGCTTTTGCGGCATCCACGTACATTTTTACAAAGATGCGCGTTTCGGTTGCCCCGGAAGTTACGGAGTATTCCGTTTGGGATTCGATGCTGACGAGTTTTTGTTCCACCTGAGCATTGCTGGTCATTATGCAACCTCCTCCTTAAAAGAAACGCTGGATATAAATTTCTTCATGTCCGCTATTAAGTCAGGACGCCCAGCGGCCAATAGTGCAGGAAACAATGCGGATACGTGAAGTACGTTAGCAATCCCGTACTTAAACGGCTCCCTTTTTCCACGAGCGTAGTAAATCGTCAGAACATCTGCCTCCTCTTCGTATTTCTCAACCGTCCGGCACCGGGAGTCACGCACACTATGGGCGCTTAGTTTAGCGTCAACCTATTCTGAGCCGTTTATTATAAAATCTGGAATACAGATTCCTATTTTTGGCCACTGCTCTACAACCGGGTAAATAATGCTAAGAATATTGCCTAACCTCCGCTCAAAGTCATACCCCTGTGAAATGGCCTCTCTTCCTCCATAGTTACGATCTATATAGCGGTAGGGGATACCATAAGCTCTTAAAAATCTCTTATACGTTTCATAGGACTCTGATATCTCAAAGCAACGTGCGATCTCCAAATTAGATGGGCTTCCAATCGGTCCCGAGCGTCCAATATTACGCCTCCTTTCGCCTCTACTTTTTGTCGAGGTCTCGCAAGTTAGTGGAAATTTACGCTCATATCGCTATATAGAAAGTTCGCTTCAATTCCGCACACTTTTCGCGAAAATATTTCCTCCTACAATTATCTCAACGGAGACTAGTCACGTCTCGCTCACTTTTTTGCAAAAAAAAAAATAGCGCCCAATCCCGAAGAACTGAGCGCTACGTCTTGTGTTAACGATTTATAGGCGTTCCAATGGAGAAAACTTGGCGTGCTGTTTCGCTACATCCGTACTAAACAAATTTACGTACATTTTTACGATTTCGAGCGAGGTATGCCCGAGGATCTTCTGTAGGCTAAACGAGTCGCCACCGTTCATTATGTACATTTTAGCGAAGGTATGGCGAAACGTATGCGGGCTTACCCGAACTCCTTTTATTCTTGCGTCCCTTCCGTAAAGCTGTATAGCCTGCTGGATACCGCGGACCTTAAACGGGCCGTTATCAATATTGACGAATAAACAGTCAGTATCCACAGTGCCTCGTATTTCTACGTACTCTCTCAAGTGCTTCTCTAATGCGCGTGAAAAAGGTACAATTCGTTCCTTACGCCCCTTGCCGTACACCTTAAACGTCCGATCTCCCCAGTTTATATCCGTAACTCTTAACGAGGCCAATTCGCTAATTCTGATGCCGGTATCCAATAAGGTAAGCATGATCACATAATCACGGTATCCCGTAAATGTAGATCGGTTTGGCGCATCCAGTAGCGCCTTTACCTGCGCATTCGAAAAAGTCTCGATGACTCTTCGCTCGGATTTTATAACGCCGATTCCGTTAAAAGGATTGGGATCGATAAATCCCTCCGTATGCAGCCAGTTAAAGAAAGCCCGCCATCCGCGTATAAGCTTGTTCATCGTAGCATCAGAAGGAGTTTCCGCACGTCCCCGCTTAATCTTTTCGTTTCGCTTTTTATCCATTGCGTTCAGTACGTTATCTTTCGTAATGTCAATCGGCCGAGTAACGTCTTGACTCGCGAGTTGTTTCTCTAGCTCTTTTAGAACATCGCGGTAAAAATCGACGGTATTGCCGGATAGGTTACGAATGCGACAATATCGGAGGAAGGAGTAGACCGCACAATCAAAGTCGGCGGATTCCAGCGGAAGTTCTACCGTAGAGGATTTGCGGCCAGCAGCCGCGAGGTTAACGCGTCTTTTCCGTTCAATAATAAACGCCTCCATTCGGATTACTCGTCGTAAATAACGAATAAAGCGAATGCAGGCGTATAGGATTCCGTATTTTGCGGTTCGTAGGACTAGCGTAATTGTTGCGTAGGGGATGCGTACCGACACCGTAATGCCTAGCGGATTTAATAAAGAGAACACACGTTTTGTTTTAAGTCCTGTGCGTCTGCCAATTCCGCCACCCCGGCGCGTATGCGCCAACTTACAGCAACGAATTAGATAATAACACGATTTTAAGATACGTGTCAACACCAACCTAGTCAGGAAGTTCAAAAATCGCTTTTGCTAGCAAGTTGGCGATCTTAATTTATTGTGATCCTAACTTATCAATAAAAGAAATTAAGCGCACCGGATTAGGCGGTGAATTACAACTTGCTTTTCCACCTCACCCGCAGCATTTTTGCCAGAAATGCATGAATCCCCCCTTTCCTCACATACTAAACCGGATTATGGTTAACGAAGGAGGCAATCATGCGTAAATGGCAGACCCTTGCGCTTGCCCTGCTGCTTGGCACAGGATCACTTTCCTGCGCTTCACCTGCTGCCGCACTGGGAGCACCTAAGGGCAGAGATTATTATGAACCCCGCGGAGAGATTGTATGGGAAGTGGCGACAGATGATAAGGTGGTTGCTTTAACTTTTGATGATGGGCCAGATCCCACTCAGACTCCGGCAATTCTCCACCTGCTTGACCAGTATCAGGCCAAAGCGACCTTTTTTGTCATTGGCAACCGGGTCAGCCGGTTCCCGGAGCTCGTCAAGACGGCCTCAGCCAAGGGACACGAGATTGGCAATCACACGTATAACCATACTTATTTTAGCGCAGGAAATACCGCCCGTTTATTTGACAAAGAAGTCACCCTGACGGAGGAGAGCATATATAATGCTATAGGAAAACACTCATCCCTGTTCCGCCCTCCTGGAGGCTACTATAACAGCATCATCGTGAACTCCAGCCACGCTAAAGGCATGCAGGTTATACTGTGGTCCTGGCATCAGGATACAAAAGATTGGTCGAGACCGGGCGTGAACCGCATTATTAATAAGGTGCTTAATAATCTGCACAGCGGTGACATTATTTTGATGCACGACCATGTGGAAGGCAGCACGCAGACGGTCGCTGCGTTAAAAGCTATTCTCCCAGAGATTCAAAAGCGCGGGTACCGCTGCGTCACCGTCAGCGAGTTGATGAAGCACCAAAAGCAAGCTCAGCCAGTTAAAGACTCACACGATGAAAGCAAAAGATCGGGATTGTGATCTGTGCCGCCTTAAAGAAACAGCCAAGCGGGCCTGATAGGGCCCGCTTCATGAGCAACCGCAGTAACGGCTGCGGCTTCTAAACCCACACGCCCCGCGTTATTATAACCAGCAGGATGAACAGGACGAGAATGTAGCCTGTAGAGTTCCAAGGGGACGAAACTGGTGCAGGCGCGTGACACACCGGAGCTTCATGCACCGGAGGGCAATGATGATGGTGGTGATGGTAAGGGACACTCTGCATGGTGGTGTGTCCCTCATATACAACACCGGTTACCTGTATAGGGGGAGTGGTATAGCTAGGCATAGGGCTGGTGTAACTTGGGGAAGTGTAGGCCGGCCCTGGTTTTTTTTCTGGCATACCTCCAACGACACTGGTCATTTGTAAATTCCTCCTTGATAGTTGACTTACCCTACCATATGCCCTTGAAGTCCCGGTGGGCTGGGTGTACGCCCCTTTGACCAAAATAAACTTGTGGGAAAGTTCCCTGGACAAGCCCAAATTATTATATTGTTAATGTCAAGTCATCCTATAAGGATGGCTTGTTTATTTTTAAGGGCGGCCAGCTGAATTTGTATGATCTGTGGGCTTACTTTTGTTAAATGCGAGTTCGAACAATCCCGTTGCCGACAGCCCTGCAAGCCCTCCCGCCCACAACCTGAGCACGAGCGTCAGCTCTGTAAAAGGATATGCGGCTGCCCCAATAACCAGCCCGATGATTAGCCCGCTTAGGGGGATAAGTCGTTTGGGGATATCTATCGTTGATTTGACCAGCTGCACCAGCGCCAGCACAAACACAGCCAGTACCGAGGCAAAAGATAGGACATTCGTTAAAATCTCATTATTCATATGGACAGCTCCTTTATTTCGGTGAATTGTACAGTCTCGCCAGGATCGTGCCAAGTGTCCCGATGTCCACATGGTCCCCAGGCTTCCAGTTCTCATGGATTCCCGCGTTGGCGATCAGCCATTTGCGGCCTTCTTCTTTCCATTGGGGAACAGGTTCCGGACTGCTTGGGGAAGAGGGGTTCGGTGATTCTTTATCCTTGTTATTTGGATTAGGCATGGAATTATCTCCTTTTGGCAAAATAAACTCATTCTTTAGCTCCTGCACCGTCCCGGCATATACGTTGAGGTCCACATTTCCTTGGATGCCAGGCACGCTTCCCTTGCTGCTCGTCTGCCAGAAATGCCATCTCGTCCATGCAGGAACATCGCTTGGCACTTTACTGCTGCTGTATCTCGCAATCCACAGCTTGTACCCTGACAAGGCCGGGCCGAATTTGGCGGCAAAAGAATTCCCCGTGTACAGCATCGGACGACGTCCGGTCAGCTGCTCAATCTCGCGCAGGAAGGCGAGAGCGATCCCGGTGATCTGCTCATCATCTAGGCCGCCGGGATTGTTCTCGTAGTCGAGCACCGGCGGAAGTGCAAAACAGCCCGGACCTCCGGCTGCCTGAATGGCTGCGGCGAAATTCCGGGCTTCTACTCCGGCCTCTTCAGGAGTCCGGGCGTTGAGAAAATGATACGGGCCGGTGAGAAGGCCTGAGGCTGCGGCTCCTTTTACATTTTCCAGGAAGCGCTTGTCCCGATAGGACTTGCCCTCACTGGCCTTCATAAAGGCAAACGTTATGCCGCTCGCTTTCACTTTGTTCCAATCAATGACGCCTTGGTAATGACTGACGTCAATGCCTTGGGCGCTGTTTTGACTGCGGGGTTGCATATCAACTCTCCCCTTTCTGAGACCGTGAAAATAGTTAATATATGAACTAAACGACGGGTGTTCGTTAGAATGTGGTCGAGCATATACGTTGTGTTCTAGACTGATCGATCTTCACGAAAATTATAAGCCAGACTAGAATACACATCGAGGGCACAAAGGCACTAGTGAACTCTGTCCGAATGCAGTTCTTGAGGTGCATTTGGTGATGGAATATGAGCATAGTGGCTGCGCCCGATTTCCGTCTGAAGCTGCTTTGATGCGCTTTTGTATCTGGCAATGGTCAAGCTGATGCGGCTGGACGCATAGTTCAGTTCCCTGTTTTTCTCACGATGGGCCGAAAAAAGCCGCTGCAAAATACGATTCAACACGTGTTACCCTCCCTTGTGATCCGATCCGTCCTGCTGCTTCAGGTTCTTCACCACTTCCAGCAGCGGTGTCATGAACCCCTCCCGTTCCTTATCGAGGATGGCCTGCAGCCGGTCCCGGTCCTCCTCCGCCTTGTCCAACAGACTGCGCGGCACCAGATCCCCCCGGATAATCATCCGGATGATGACCACAACGACGAGAAGCAGGATGAACGACAGCACAACGGCCAGGCCGTATCGCTCGGCGAGTGGGAGTAGATCCTTCAGACTGTTCATCTCTTCTTGCCCCATCTTCTCGCCCCTCTCTTAAATATTGGTAGTTAGGTGGTGTGCCCCCGGGTGGGGGCGAAAAAAATACGCCTCGCGGCGCTGTCTCTGTTTACTATTGCACTGTTCCGTTAACGACTTCCGCGACAACTTCATTGAGATTAAACAACTTCGGTACCTGTGTGATAGTGTACGCACCCGTCATAACAAAGCCAACCCATACCTTAACCAACCCGCTATCCTTGGTAAAAGTCATGATTTCTAACCTCCTTCCTAGCCCATCATTGCTGCCATGGTCATTGATAAATCCGCAATGGCTTGCTTGAGTTCGGTTACCTGCTCTGTCAGCGGTTTCTGCGGCTCTGTAACTCCTCCGAGATGATTAGGGTCAGAATAACGAAACTTAAGCTCTTTGGTTACTGGATCAATACGCTCCAGGAATCCCTCTGCAAAATCTCGGGCGTATTCGCCGTATTCAAGTTGAAGCATTCCAACAGTTTCAGAGATTCTCTCGTTAAGCGATTTATAAACAGCAAAATCCTGTTCTTTAGTTGTTTCAATTACATCACCTTCGCGCTCGCCTGTATCCTGAAGAACTTCCCCGGTTCGATTGTCAAAGTAAATTTTACGTCCTATTTGCATATTCATCTTCCCCTCCTACTCTTCAAATGCCATCCAACGAACGTTCATCATTGAACCCCATCCGGTTACAATCCCTACAGCCCCGTTTGAGTTAAATTGTGCCACATAATGAATAAAGGGATTATGCCCCTCGTAATAAAATCCCATGATGGACTGAGACGCTGTAGGCGAGTTAGTTATAGCATGGACATTAAACACTGCCCCATAACCAACAACTGAATCCATTTCAAAAATAATCGTTCCTGGTTTAAATGCTAATCCCGTAACAGCAAAATGACTATAACTATCTGTCGTTGCTATCCCGCGCGCAAACCGCTTCCCCGGTGTATACGCAGCTACATATCCACTTCCATTATAATAACCTGCCGGAATAGGAACATTTGAAGTTGACGGCGTTAAGACTTTTGCGCCTTGATTGACCATTGATCCTGATACTATACCCGAATCCGTCCCAATTGTCTTACCAGCTAGGACATCCGCAGCGGTCGCCGTTCCATACTCCCCCCCTTCACCCTGTAAGATAAAAGCCGTTGAGCCATTCCAAGCAACCGTGTATAGCCCACCCAATTTAAAGTTTGCCGCATTGCCGTTAGATTTAAGAACCGGTTTTGCACCAAGACCGTTCACATTAAGCGTTGGTGCTCCGGTGCTGTCAACGTTGATAAGTATTCGAATAGGCAATCCCGGTTCAAGCTTCGTAATATCCGATGATACCGTAACTGAGTACGCGTTACCGCTATTGTTCGTTGTCCCGAATAGGCCGGTCTTAATTAGAGCAACTGTGCTCTCATCCATCTCTTGCAGAGTAATTCGTTTTGTCATTTGGATTTATCCTCTCTTTCTTCAGCTCATTATTGCAGTAAGGGTCCTAGTGAGATCTGCTACGGCTTGCTTCAAGTTGGTGTTTTCCTTTACCAACGAATTCACTTTGGTTTCCTATCGTCTCGCGTGATAAATAATCATAGTACAATTTCGTTGATCAGGATAAGCGTTAGTAATTATTGCGATAACATTCCCTTATTTGCAGACCCATTCATAAGTTCGTATGCTACATGTCTCATAACTAAATAACCTCCTTTATGCGTAAATGATAAAACTATTCTCAAATCGAATTGCTACATCAAAAGAATACACAGTATCCAAATTTTTGTACCCATGTACTAAGCTAATCGCCCCAGTACTAGGAGAAATTAACACCGTTCTAACTCCATAGTTTGAACCAACCCGATAAATTACATTTGCAACCTTTGCAGGCAAATCAATTTGAATGGAAAAAATTTCCACTGGGTAACCGCCAGCAACTTCGATCAATTGATTATAGCTCCCCCCCCACTTCAAGTATAAACCTGAGTAGGTGTTATCACTTCCAGACGAAACTGTTGTATTATTATTCAAACTACCATTATTGCTTAAAGATATAGTACTAATCCCAGCCGGGAACACCACAATATCAGAACTATACTGATTAGATGTCTGATTAGCGGGGAGTCTAATAGTTGACCTGTATGTCGGCTGCGTCGTGCCATAAACACTCGGTTTGAGTGTTCCAGCAATTCCAAACATTGTAACCCCGTTCTTAATATTTCCCGCAGTTAGATTTGTTTCTCCTTTTACAGTTATAGTCCCATCGTAGATACCCGCAGGTTTAACAATATCCGTAGTGCCAGGCGTTATTGTCTGTGCGGTAGCTGACTGGGTAATGAGCGCACCCGTAATATCCCCCGTATCCACAGCCGCTGTCTTACCCGCGCGAACGTCTCCCGCCATAGCGGTACCTGATCCGCCCGCGCTATCTGCCAAAAAATCCGTACCCACCTTGCGGAAAGTATACGGCATTCCCGCTTTAAGTTTGCCGGCCGTATAAGCAACGCCCTTCTGGTCTTTTAACGCCACCGCACCTAGTCCGTTAATATTAAGCGTTGGGTTAGCTCCGCAATCCACGTGTGGCACGATCGTTACCCCGAAACCTGTCGGAATGCTTGCAGGAGCAGGCGTCAAGGATACTACATAGGCCGTAGACGTTCCCGTTGTGGATGCAAACGCTGGTTGCCTTACATAATCGGAAAAATGCTCGCTTAGCCCATTCACTCGATTGATCGGCACACTGCCCTCAGCCAGCACTGCACCGTTAATCGCACCTTCGGCACCGATTGGCACGTTTTTAAGCACAACCATTGCGACCTCGGACGTTTTCGAGATGCCTTCCGACAAATTGAGCTTCGCCCGCTGAGTCACCTTCCCGGAACCCTCCCGAACTGTATTCGTAACAGTGTACTGCGTAGCATCCAGAGTCGCCCGGTTTATCGACACTAGCAGCGTATCTGTGTTTGAGTCGAAGGTATCGAGCGGAATCTCAAATGAAGTCTGATTATCGGTCGTTGCTGTCACCAGAAGCGGATAGCTAACCAATTTGGGTATGCCTGTTTCTGTTACAAGATTGATTTGCTGGTCGGTGTAGGCTTTAGACTGCACTGCCGCCTCTTCCTTCGCCACCTTCACCGCCTTCTCCGTAGCGGCCAGACTCTCACTACTCCCGTTCGTGCTGCTGGACAGCTGAACCTTCCCCTTCCTCGTCAAGCTCGCGTCAGGGATATCCACCTTGATCCCACCAACCGCCGCATCGATCTTGTCCCAGTTGTCATTCAACATGGTCTTGATATTAAACGTCTCGTTTCCATCTGTTACCGGGTCCTTCTTATGCAACCCTAGATTTGGTGTGCTGCTTGGCAAATCAAACACCTCCTGCAAATTTAGATAATGGGATTTTCTCCAGCTGATTTAGCGTCTTAATCCCTTCAATGTCGCGGATCAGCAGGTAGCTGAACTCATACTCCACCGCCATATGCGCCGGCTTGATCTCCTCGATCACAGCCTTCAGGTCCTCCAGATTCGGCGGGATGCCAATCGTGTCCACAAACCGGATGGTAAAAGAATACTCCGCCGGCGCAAACGTCACGTTCACCGTCCCGCCGTCATACGATTCCGCCACGTTCTTCACGAGGCGGCCGGTGAAATTCCCGGCTCCGCGGAGCCGGGACTCAACCAGCGCTCGGCGCTGCTCGACCGGCTTGCCCGGTTCGGGAGGAATGCCGAGCTCAGCCTCCCAACGTCCCAGCCCCCAGGTGGCTGTTTTCACAAAAAACTGATCCAGCGTCTCGTCCATCGCCGCATAAAGCGAGTCCAGCTCCGCGCCCTTGGCATCCATGTCCGCCTTCATCACCCGGGATGTCTCGTAATACCCCGGCAGGAAGGAGAGCATTTCCTTCCCGCGCTTACTCTTCATCGCAAAATCATTCATATACATCCACCGTTCCCAGCACCGCTACCTGACCCGGTGAGATTTGCAGGTTCGTATTGTTCACGCCATTTACCGTCAGATCGGCGTAGTCGATGATAGCGGAGAGATCCAGCAGAACAGCGGCAATGCGGGTATAACGGACGAGCGGATCGGCAAAAGCCACCGTTTTCAAATACTCGCGAACGCCTTTCTCAATCATCGCCTTCACCGAACCGAGTGAAGCTCCACTAGCCAGCGTAAGCTTCGCACGGATGCTAACAGGCACCTCTTCCGCCGCCATTACCGTAACCACCGCACCAGCCGGAGCGGCTCCAAGTCCCTGACCGTCCTGGGACGGATCAATATACTTCTGAACGGCAGCGACCGTCTCGGTATTGGCGGCTCTTTTGTCCACATCCAGCAGATATATGCCAACTGTCCCCGGCCCTTTCCAGAGCGGACGGACCTGCACGCCGCCAACTCCGGGCTGATCGAACGCCCATTGGGTGTACTGGGCTTTGTTCCCGCTTGTACCCGGACTGCGGACCTTGCCGTAGAACCGCTCCAGCAGCGAAGCGTCGGATTCCACGTCCGCACCTCCCTTGGTTTCGGCTTCGTTGACCACCGAAGTGATCCCACTAAGCGATGTGGTCATCACGGTAATGGTCCCCGCAGGAACATTTCCGTTTTTCCCAGCGGCTACTGCCCGCACGCTGATTTTGCAAATACCCTCATCCCCAATGACCGCATCCGCCGCAGTCGCAAATTCAATAGACACCTCGCGTGACAACTCATCCGCCGGGGTTGCGACGACCGTCCCTTCAGCCACTAGTGTCCCCGGCTTCCCGGTAAAAGTCACCTCACCCCTTGCTGCCACCGCCTCACGCCGGACCACCCCGTGCTCCGCACAGCGCAAGTCTAGGTATTCACCGTAGGCCGTCTGAGCGAACCCGCGCTCAAGCACCTGCTGTGCCCATACCGCAGCTTCACTCAGCATAAACGCTGCAGGAGCCGCGGCATCCCACATAAAAGAACCCTCCGATTTGTCCAAATCAGAGGGCACCCGTGCGAGCATCCGCCGCATAATTTCTTCTTCAGTCTGATCCTCCAAATATAAAGGCAGCTCTGCCATTAGATCACCACACTTCCTTGTAAAGTCACCTGCTCATCCCTTACACTGGACACCTTACAGGTGAACGAGCATGTCCCACCAGACCAAGTGAACGCAAAACCATCCACTCGCTCAGTTCGGCTGTCGGTCATCAGCGCCTCAGCAATCATGCGCTGAATCTCGCTTTCATAGACCGCTCGCGACACGCCAGAGCCGATCAAATCCTCCAGCTCATGGCCGTAGTCGCGGGAATACACGAGATAACGATACCTCGGCGTACGGATCACCTTCATACACCACTGAATCCAAGCTTCCTGCTCATCCGCCACGGCTAATTTGCCAGTCGGAGTCATAATAAACTCCCCGGCTTCATAATCAAATCTCCAGCTGCGGCCGAACATCACGTTGTCGTCAGCAGATCCTTCCACAGCTTCATTTTCCGTGAACTCACTCTCTAACGGAAAAAGATTAGGCATGTCCATTCACCACCTTACACAGCACCACCACATCCTGCCCGCCGTTCAGGCGAAAAGCGAGGACGCGGTCGCCCGGCTGAAAGCCTTTTTTCACATCTAAAAGCGTCTTCTCAATGTCCGTCTTGGCAAATTGAAACTTCCCCTGACCATCAATCCCCCCGCCCGTACTATCCCGAAGCCCCTCCACGGAGCCGGAAATCGCAAAATCCGGGAGCTTTAATGTTCCCGGAAGCTCAGCCACCAGATATTCTGGGATCTCATGTTTGAAATCATCAAGCTTAAGCCCCCCGGCGGTTATCGTTCCCAGCACAGCTCCCGTGCCGCTCAGGGCCTGTTTGGTGTGTGCCGACATTGCCGTATTCACAAGAGAAGCAAGGGAGCCAAAAGCATCTTCACTCAAGATAAAACCTCCTTCTCACATCATCCATGGGAGCAAGCTCCAGGGTCATCGTTCCGGCGCTTTTCAGCTCCCGGCTGACCGAAGTTACAATTAGACGCTGCCCGCTCAGCATTACCGCATCTCCAGCACGGATCGTATTCACATCCAGTCCTGTCACCGTAAGCAGACGCTGTACGCCTGCAAGCTTGCTGGCAGCCAGCTTTTTGGCGGCGGCTTCTGTCTTGACTGAGTCGTCCTGGACAATCTTCAGCAATGTGCCCAGCTTGTCCGTCTGCCCTTTGGCGATCGCCAGCACCTTGGAAGGCGTCTCTTCTCCGGCGCTGTCCGACGTGCCGAGCACCTTCACCTCGGTAACCGCACCCTCCAGTGTTCTGGACTGGGACGCCTCCGTAGGATTTTCAAGTACATAGACCTTTGAATTCGAGCCTAGCTTGTACAGCGTAAGCCCGCTGGACACCATCCTTGGGTGGAACAAATCACCGCCGAGCTTTGCCGTCTCTCTCAGGTCATTTGTCATCATCGAATAGATGGTCTGAGTGCGGTACATGGCCCGGCCCAGCTTGGTCTTCGTGTCAGGCATGTTTTTGTCGAGTGGAATATGCCAATGCTGCGCATATTTGCGCATCCGCTCATTCGCCGTCTGCCCTTTCGGGAACAGATATTCATCCTCGGACCGGTCCAGATAAATGGTCTTATCATATACCGTCAGCGTCAGCCGTTTCGGGCTGCCGGAGCTCTCGCACTCCCACACCACACCCGGGTGCAGCAGCGTTACCATCCCACTTCCGCCAAAAGGAATCCCGCTTACCCGTATCTCCTGCCCCGGATCAACAGCGGGAAGACTGTCGTTGACAACGAGAGTGATCGTCGCCTGATAAGCGATCTGATCCAGCGAGTCCCGCAGAGAAATACTCTCCACGAGTGGGGTGAGATCGTATTTATTTTGCAAAATGACTTTATAATTCACCTCATGCCTGCCGCCGCTCATGGCATCACCAGCTTCTGTCCGACCTTGATCTTATTCGGATCTTTCCCAATAACCTGTTTATTCAGCTTGTAGATCTCACTCCAGCGGGAGCTTGAACCGAGCTGCAGCTTAGCGATCTTGGAGAGCGAGTCTCCGGGTTTGACGGCGTAGGTTTTAGGTGTTTTCTTAAGATCGGGTCTGCTTGCCTTCGTGCTCGCTCCCTTACCTCCAGCTGCTGTATTGATTCTGCCCACCTTCAGGTCTCTCCAAGTCCGCATCGTCAGGTCAAAATACACATCCCCCGTCTCCCCGCCCCGGAAGGTGGAGTTATGAGAAGTGATGATGACCAGCACATTCACCTGGGTGCCTGTAATGATCAGCCGCAGCGGAGTTTTGCTGTGCATAAAGGTCGTCAGCTTGTTCATCGCCGTCTGCGGATCAGGCACGGGATTGTAATTGCAGTAGCTCTCGTTATACTCTCTTGGAAAAAAAGAAGAGAAGGTGATCTCCTTCACCCTCTCTCCCTGCGGAAAATCAAAATCTCCCAGCGACAACAGGGATACCGTATCGTATCCCCGCTCGCGCGTAATCTGTACTTCCTCAGGATTCACAGGAAAAACAAATTTCTCCCCGTTCCCATCCGTTAGACTAAATTCCATACCGGAAATCATAGTTCACCTCCAGCATCTAATTGGCTAAAAATTTGGGTTTGCTGTTCTGCATGGTCTTTTTAAACTCTATATGGAATTTTTTACTTACTTCTGTTACTAGCTCTTCAAGGCTTTTTACCCCTTGATTAACAATTACTTGAATAGCCCCGGCTGGCATATTTACGGTTGCAGATTCTTTCTTTTGGTTGTCTTTCTTCAAATAACCTACCAAGTTATCAACTTGCTCTGGAGAAAGTTTCTTCGGTGCCAACCTAATGTTATTCGGATTTGGATCTGTGATTGAATAAGGATTGAACTTCGTGCTCTTAAAAGGGAAAAACGACTTTACAGACAAAGCAACTGTGTTAGGTACTGTGCCAAAAAACTCTCTTTCGAAATTTCTAGGATATTGTCTATTCAAAGGCTTGCCCGAATTGACCACGAAGCTATCTACCTTAGAAAAAGGTGGATTTAAAACTGCATGTGGTCCTACCTTTGGTGGTTCTTTATAAAAGAAACTGGAAACGTCCTTGCCTAGTGAAGAAAAATAATTACCAATCTCACTTAAAGCTAATTTCATACCATAAACTGTAGTTGGAGCATTTCTTTCGAAATTAGCAGCATCGTCGTATACTGTGCCACCAATGTCGTAAATTGTGCCACCAATTCCTTTCCCAATTTGTTCGACCAGTTTCGAACCAGCTATATCTATAGATGTAGTTAGGGCAGATTTAAAAGCAAATTGGGGTATTTTTAAAAATTTCGCTAAAGTGGCTGAGTAAGCAAACTTTAAAATTTCTCCTCCAGCATTCTCAAATGTTTCTTTCTTTGTTTTAGAATTCAGAACATTCATTATAGAGGTGTTAATACCTACTACTTTGAATGTTTTATCCAGAAACTTTGCGGTCGGTGGTCCGGCCTGTTCCAAGAAGTTCATTGACTTTTTAAACCACCCTGGAGTATTAGTATTTGTTGCCCCACCAGAAGTTTTATAAATCCCATCAACTGACTGGGAAAATAACTTTGTATAGTTCCAACCATCGCTTAGCTTACTTTCCAATGCTGCAAATGATGTTAAAGCCGACCATAGAGAATTTGGCTCTTCTTTTTTAGAATCAGAGTACCCAAACTTATTACCTAAATCTATAAGCAGCTCCAGTGATCCAAGGTTGCTCCTAGACTGAATGGTTGGCTTTACGTACTTTTTCTTAAAATCAGGTTTACTTTCTCCGAAGTTATTGTTATAGGAATCCAGTGACCATAAGTTGTTTGGCCCCGCCAACTTCTTACTTTTTAACTTTTGATTAGCTTCTTTGTTCTTCGGTACTTGTACCAAATTACTTTTTTCCTGAGTTATTGTAGCGGGCAAGGTATTTCTAACAAAATTTCGTGTTATTTTTCGTGTCTTTTCCTCTATAACAATCTTATATACTGCTGGTTTCACCAGATACCTCCAATGCACCTGATCCAATGCTCTTGACAGGTTCTTCACAGATTGGGTCATTCGGTCAATCATATTAACCTGAGACATAAGCTGCACTCGCCCAAGTTGTTTAACCCGCTTCTGAATGGAATCCAAATACTTGTCCATAGCTTTGAGTTCACGATTGCCTTTGATCAAACTTTGTGAACCGGCGTCAAGTTTTAACCGGATATTTGATGTTCTATCCATTGGTTTCTTCACCCCCTTCTTTACGAGCTACTCCCCGCCAGCATATCCAGCTCCAGCTCGGAGAAGGCAAGCAGCAGCTTGCGCTCTCCCTGCGGCAGCGTCCAGAACACTCCGGGACGGAGATGATGCCGCGACCACATGTGGTACAGCATCGTCGTCATTCCGCCGGAGTGAATCAGTTTTTTAGGTCTTCAATCGACACGCCGAAGCCCGACAGCTCCAGCACCTTGTCGCCCACAGCGTCAAGTTCTCCGGCCAGCAGCATGCGGCGGACGGCCTGATCGCCGCCGGACAGCTTCAGGCGGCTGACAATACGGGAATCGCCCCAGCCGCTGAGCTGAAGTCCTTTGACTTCAAGCTGCGCCGTGGCTTCCGAGATGAGCAACGCGTTGAACACTTCAGTGTCCACCTTCTCCTCAGCCCGGCCCTTCACGGTTTTGCGGATCGTGCAGCGCTCGCGGATACTATCGACCTTGCTGGACGTGAGTCCCCGCAGCACCAGCTTCATATCCAGACGCTGAATAAATACAGCCTCTTCAGGCAGCTTGTTCGCCGCCTCAAAGAGGCTGTCCAGTATTTGCTCTTCACTTAAGTTTTCATTTAAGGTCATGGTTATCTTCCTCCGGCTTAATATAGTTACTTATCTTGCAGCTTATAAGATGAACTATTGATTTACACGTAAGGAAGCCGTATGAAATGTTGAATATTTCACACTCTTGCCTATTGGTAATTCTTAAGTTCAACTTATATGATCAATGCCTGCCAATTAATTGGCAACAATCGGGTCTACCAGCTCATACCCCTCAAAGGTGAACGTGGTTTCCTCAGCCACCTCTTCGCCGGCCGTCCAGTTCGCCAGCTGGATCTTATCCGGGGAACAGCGGATCAGCTTAACGGACTCATAGCCGTAGGCTTCCGGGTCCGCAAGCTTGGAGATAATTTCGAATTTGGTGAATCCCCGGTTGATCATATCCGAGGTGATCTTATAACCGCTCATCGTACCTGTGCCCTTCTTAATCCCGTTCTTATGAACCTTCCAATCGGCGCCGCACAGATTCAGCTCACGCTTCTCCATCTCCACGCTGGCTTCCAGCTTGTTAATATGTGTCTGCCAGACTCCGTCAATATGAACCTGACCGTATGTTCCAAGAATAATTTTTGATGCATCCAACATATTTTCTCATCCCCTCAAGAGTTATTATTGAACGTAAAATGTTCCAAACAGCTGCTCCATCACATCAGACAGCTTGGCATTCCAGCGCAGATACACTTGGTCCGGTTCCGGTTTATGGGCAGCCGACGGACCATAATAATCCGGGTCCAGTTCAACATTAAATCCGGTGGATTCAATCACACCGCTGGAAGCCAGCTGACGCAGATACTCCTTGCATGCCCCAATCAACGCCAGGCGGCCTTCCGCTGTATTGTTCACCTTACCGATATAGGTTTCCTCAGCCGAACGCTGAAGATCGGCGTTTATGGCATCCAGCACACGGATGGTACGAATCTTCTTCCATGCACTGTTCTGTCCCGTACCCGACACAATCAGACTGTTCACGCCGCGTAGCGCCTTGACCTGGCGGCCATCATGAACGAGCAGGAACACCCCATTCTTCACAGCCACTTCCTGTTCGGAACGTGTCCATCTGCGGGTTACGTCCTCAAATGGCGCCGCCGAATAGGTGGTCGATTCATTCAGCTTCTGACCCGCGATCAAACCAGCCACATAAGCGGCTGTCTGGGCGGAGCTGTATTCCGTGCCGCCAAACACCACACCGGTTCCCACATTCACGATACCTTCGTGGTTGAACAGTGCGGAACGGGCAGCTGCCTTGCTTGCTGCATCCGCTGCATTGTCATCTGCAGCAGCACCGCCAAATACGGCAATCGCCTTCTTGCCTTCCTTGCGTACCCGCTTCAGCCAAGCCGCAAAGCTCTGGAGCAGAGCTGTGTCCGTCACGCCGTCCAGGGACAGCACATCGAACTCGCGGGTCTCCAAAGCATTTTGCGCCTCAATATAATCGCTGTTCTTAACTCCGCTAATGCCGCTGACTCCACCCGTAAAAGCAGTATCCGTCACATTCGCAAGCGGACTCTGGCTCTCGGCGAGCTTCACAGCAGTAACCCACTTGTTCGATGGATGTTGATTCAACGCATCTACCACCGCATCCACCTGGCCTGTTCCGATGCCAAAGGTATACAGCAGCGTGGTGTTCTCATACAGCTTCATTTCCTTCACTGAGCTGTCACCAAGGCTTGGCTGCACTGTTACTTTGAACTGATTAGCCCGGCTGCCTGGATATTTTGCCTCCAGCTTAAGAACTTCGGCCTTGCCATCCTGAAGAGTGAGCGAGGCTGGAGCAGCTGTGCTGTCCGCTAACCGGTAAGCCAGAAGCTTCTTCGGACCCCCGAGCAGGGCTAAATATAGAGAGGTAAAAGCTGTTGCACCACCCATGTCACCGCTTGTGAACACTTCACGAATCGCAGCTTCACTCCCGATTTCCACGAATTCACGAACCGGTCCCCAGTTCGCCTTGACGGGAATGACAACTGTCCCACGGCTGCCGGGCTGAATCGCCGATGCAGCTGCAGCTTCAAAATTCATATATAATCCGGGAAGGACTTGTCCTTCCGTAGTTGACCAATTTCCTCCTGCCATTTCACTTCACCTTCGCTTTCAAAAATTGTTGTACCAATTCGGCGGATTCCAATACGGAGTATTTCTCCCGGGCTGTGCCATACAGCGCACCGGCCAGAACTTCTGGCTTGACATGAAAAAGAGCCTCGGATTTCTCCGAAAGCTCCTCAATTGAATATTGAATTTCCATTTCGCTAAGGCCTGCCTGTTCGACCGCAGCCGTTGCCTTAGCCGCTCTGTCTGCTTTTCGCAGCATATCCACTCACCTCATTTGTTCAGGATTGGGTTTATAATAAATCTTTTGCATAAGCGGTTCCTCGGGGAAGGTCCGGCCTGTCTTCATGGATAACAAAACAGTGAGCTGTCCAGCAGCAATCCGGTCTGCCTGAGGGTTTGCCGTGCATTCACGCACTACCGCATACCTCTTTCCACCAGCTTCAAGCGGCAGCTTGACCTGACCTCCAATCGCTTCAAGCAGCCTTCTGACCGTTCCCTGTTCTTCTTCAGGGCTTCGCCCGATCACATGAACAGAGAATCGGTGCTCATTTTCCAGACCAGACGATTGAGTCATTTTCAACTCGCTGCCCGTAAGTCTCCACAATACACAGGGCCTCTTATAGCCTGAAGGCCACCAGCCGGAATACACCGCCCATTCATGACCAAGAATGCCCTCTGTCCAACTCTGCAGTCCCGTTAACCAAGGGTCCTCCGGATCGCTGGGCAGCAGGTTCGAAGAAGGGTTCATCACGGAGAATCTTAAAGTGCGTGCCGCAGCTTTACGCTCCGTATCCACCATATCCCCACCTACATTTCCCGTATAGATACACGTGATGGATTGCCCCGGTTCAGACGTCAGCACTTCTTCGTTAAGCGCCCGAATGATCTGTTCCGACAGCTGATCCACCTCGGTGAATCCTCCGGCTCCATATGGAATCACATCGAAATATCTCCGGTACCCAGTCCATGGGGATTCCACCGTCTCTTCCCCCTGCTTCACAATACACAGTGGAAGTGGCAGGCTTAATGCGGCATCCACATCATACACTCGTCCCGCGAACTCGGGAACAGCCATACTGATCTTTTGCTTAATGACTCCTCTCATATTCAGCTCCTTTCTCCATCAAGGTGAACGGGAAGCCGCAGATGATGACCGCGGTAAAATAAATAGCCGGACTCTCGTATAGAGCCGGCTGTGCAATAAGGGCATGTGCGCCTTCGGTATCTCTTTGCTTAACTTCCCGATGATATAACTATAACATCGTTTTTGCCTAATGAACGGCCAGCTTCCGGCCAAGAAGCGGCCACTTTCCGGCCACGAGCATTCGATGCCGTATTTCGCTGGCAACTCGGCTGCACGGTGTTGTTCGAGTTATACCTTTTGTATGTATTTGCTCCCGGAATGTCCGCAATTCCACCTTTTAAAATCCTCAAGTTCCAGCCACTCATCATCTGCTGTGTTGTATCTTCCCCCCAAACCTTAGATCTTTCGTCTTCTCTCCCTGAAAAAAACACTACTGGAAATAACAAAACCAGTTGATCCAAGCTCAACTGGTCCATACTTTTAAGTCCTATATCAAAAGCAAGAGGTATCTCACAATTAGAGCCTTAAGAATCTAGTAACGCCCCATTTTATCCTCTAACCCTCCCCACAAGCGGCTGTTCGATCTTAAGGTTTTATCAAATTCATCTGCTTCGCTCAATAACCGCTTTATCCCTTGTGCCTTTGCCTACTGCTCTCAACCCAGCCCAACCTCTCCAGCTTAAGCCAGCACCTCCAACCTAAGGGCAAGCGCAAGCTTGTACATGGCTTGAGCCTTGACTCTGCGGTATTTCCGCTCACTTACGCCCAGATCTCCACAGACGAGATAATCGTAAGTATCATCCGTATCCAAGTACCTCAGCCGAATCAGCTCCCGTTCCATTTCGTTCAGACACATCAGCGCTTTATCCAGCATAACGACCTTCTTCTCCATAACCTGCTCACGATCCACATTCCAGACAGCCGTGTTCTCCGTTGTCTTGCTTACGAGGTTCGTGGAGCCGTGGACCCTTGGTTCATACCTGCCAACGGTTCCCACCTCCCGGCGGATGATTCCAATACGTTTATAGATGCGGACCGTCTCAAGCTCTTCCTCCACCCGTTTACGGGTCGCTTCCTTATTCACAGCCGGCAGTTCATAAGTTAATTGCAGAGCATGTCCATTGTTCTTCATTGTATATGCATCCCCAATCCAGTTTATTTGGGCAACAATTTGTTTCCTGACACTTTTTATTATACGCAACAAATTGTTTCTGTCAACACGAAATAGAAACTAATTGTTGCTTATCTATTTATATAGGGTATAATAGTAGTAAGCGAGGTGATGAAGTGTTTACGGAACGATTGTCACAATTAAGACTGTCCAAGGGCTTGACCCACCAAGATATGGCTGATAAATTAGGGATGACACGGCAGGGATACGGACATTACGAGTCCGGCAAGCGCACGGTCGATTCCGAAACCTTATCGGCCATCGCAGATATCCTGGATGTGGATGCGGACTACCTGCTCGGACGGACTCCAAGTCCCAAGCCGACCCATGAAGAGACCGGCATCGCCTTCTATGGCGGCCCGGATAAATATAGCCAAGATGAGATTGAAGTCATGGAAGCCGCCCTCAAGGCCTACCGGGAACAGAAGAAGAAATTCCTGAAGTAATTTGACCGCCCTTTTCGGAGGGCTTTATTTTTCACTAAATATACGAACATACATTCTTATAACTGGAGGAATCTGTTATGGATTTATCCCTTTATTGTGAGACCGAGCTCGAGGACTGGATCAGCTCCAGGTACATAGAACATGGAATTCATCACCCTGCGGATTTGAATATTGAGGAGATCTGTGCCGCTTTTGCGGTGGATCTTGTGGAATATGAAGGACCACCCTTCAGCTGTAATCAGAATGATGTTATATTTCTGCCCAAACGGATGGATGCCCGGGTCAGACGTGTTGTCTTCTTCCACGAGCTGTGTCATGTTCTCAGGCATGCGGGTAATCAGAAGCATATGCCGGAATTGTTCCTGCAGCATCAGGAGATGGAAGCAGAGCGATTTCTCCAGTATGCGGCGGCTCCATTTTTCATGATCAAGGAACTGCCCCTTTCGGAGAGCCAGAAGGAATCCGTGGATATTATTGCCTCGGAATTCTCTCTGCCTTATGAACTTGCGTATAACCGCCTGCTGCAGATTCAGAACCGGATTCTTAACCAGGTCACCACGAAGGAAAGCACCCGTTATATGCAGCAGCTGAATGAAGCTGACAGTATCGGAGAGTACGCGCCAGGCGGCCCACCACCGGCGGCTCCTTCCAAGGAGACCAGGCGAATTTTAAACCAGCTGTATGCCCAGCTGGACAAAGGAGTGAGCAAATCATGGCCAAAATAGGAATTATTTCCGAGTACAATGTGTATGCTGAGGCTCCCTCGCTGCTGCTTGTCAAGCTAAGCCCGGCAGAGAGGGACTGGTCAAGCATGCTGTATTTGAAGGTTGCTCCCCCTTGGGAGCACTTTGAACTCGAGGAGTTTGGCGATGCGTCCGGAATTACCGTTCTTCTGGAAGACATTACTGTTCTGGACTCAGAGGACCACATCATCGGGGTTAATCTCCCGCAAATTTATAGACGCCATCAGGTGGATGAGGTAGATCAGCTGGTCATCCGGCTTCAGGACGTGGAGGAGGTTCTAGGAGCTTATATGTAA